CACCGGAGAAGAGGTTCACCAGTCCGATGAAGTTCTCCTGGGAGGCGCTGCCGATGGTGGCCATGCACTTGTTCACCACGTTGTAGTCCACGCCAGGGGTCGGAATGAACGAACCGATGCGGTAGACGACGATGATGAACAGGACGAAGAGAATCTTCTTCCTCAACTCTTTGGTCTTCAGGGCCTGGATTAGTGTCCTCACTGGGGTGAATCTCCTTGTTGATGTATAAGTTGCGTGGTTTTTATGCGGCTTCCGACAGTTGGTCGGCCATGTTCGCCTGTCGCATGCGATTCAGCATGTCTTCCGTTTTCCTTTGCACACGGTTGAAACGTATGGTTTCCACCGGGCCGGATAACGGTCGATACTCCACGTCCAAATGAGCACCCTCGAAAACGGCGGACAGGACCGATCCCATGCGGACACCGTTGTCGATTAGCAGGTCACGGGCGATTCCACGCCAATCCTTGTTCGTCCAATGTTTCAGGGCTTCCGTGTAATGCTCATGCTTGTAGAAGCTGAGTAGGTTGGCTGGAGTGGATCCTCTCGCACCATCGTCGCGAACCCATCCTCCGTCCCGGTAGATTCTTGTGGTGGGTTTGCCGCTGACGACCAAGATGAAACGTTCGTCGGCGATGCTTGCTTTCACGTCGGCTCGATAGCCGTGGTCTTTCAAGGCGGGAAGGATCGCCGCATATTCACGGCTGAGTTGGTCTGGATGATTCATTTTTGCCCCCCCACTCCAATTAGTGCCGGTCTATGGAGATGGCAGGGATTTTCGTGGCACTGGCTTCCGAAGGGCTCATTGTTTTTCCTCTTTCATTTCTATGTGAACGTATTCAGTATAACAGGCAAATGGGAAAATATTTTAAGCACCCGCTTCCAAGGGTTTATCCCCGCATGTGCGGGGTAGATGAGACCAACCAAGTCAAGTACTTGCACGTGCCAGGTTTATCCCCGCGTGTGCGGGGTAGATATCCAGGATTTCACTCACACGGCATCACCAGCCGGTTTATCCCCGCGTGTGCGGGGTAGATCCTCTATTTAGTTGTCAACCCGCCGAGGAAGCCGGTTTATCCCCGCGTGTGCGGGGTAGATGACGGCTTCGTGAAGCCATAGCCCCTACCTACCGGTTTATCCCCGCGTGTGCGGGGTAGATGTCAAGCTCGGCGACACACCCGTGGGCCGTATCGGTTTATCCCCGCGTGTGCGGGGTAGATTCCCCGTCAACGGCGCGACCCTTGCCTCTCAGCGGTTTATCCCCGCGTGTGCGGGGTAGATCAGGAGTTCGCGGAGCTTGTCCCAGTCGTGGTCGGTTTATCCCCGCGTGTGCGGGGTAGATCCTTGATGTTGTCGAATGTGATCGATTCGGTTAGGTTTATCCCCGCGTGTGCGGGGTAGATATGTGATACACGAACGTTTGCCAGTCGCCGCCCCGGTTTATCCCCGCGTGTGCGGGGTAGATCTTGGTGTGGTCGAAGTCACGTACAGCTATCGGGGTTTATCCCCGCGTGTGCGGGGTAGATTTGACGCGTCCGGACGGCACTGTCATCCTCAACGGTTTATCCCCGCGTGTGCGGGGTAGATTCCTTCATTTCGTCGGCCATTGTGAGTACCGGTTTATCCCCGCGTGTGCGGGGTAGATATCAGCCATTGAGGTACGCCGTCCGCATTGGTCGGTTTATCCCCGCGTGTGCGGGGTAGATTTATGGACATCGAGATCCTCGAATGGCGCTTTCGGTTTATCCCCGCGTGTGCGGGGTAGATTCTGTGGGCTAGATCGCCAGCCAACCGACCTGCGGTTTATCCCCGCGTGTGCGGGGTAGATGGATTGGAAATGATGAGTTCGATTCCATTGTCCGGTTTATCCCCGCGTGTGCGGGGTAGATGCATCCTCGCCCATGGCCATCACAGCCTCGCTCGGTTTATCCCCGCGTGTGCGGGGTAGATCGCGATGGGGTGCCGATGTGGACTGTGCAGACCGGTTTATCCCCGCGTGTGCGGGGTAGATACGGACTCGGTTTTCTCTTCCATCGCTGCCTCTGGTTTATCCCCGCATGTGCGGGGTAGATGAAACCACCATTCTTGCGTGCCATGATTCCTCCGGTTTATCCCCGCGTGTGCGGGGTAGATTTCCGATCTTCATCCTCGACCTGCTGGGTGTTCGGTTTATCCCCGCGTGTGCGGGGTAGATCCTATCGACAATTCGTCGGCCACTGAACGGTTCGGTTTATCCCCGCGTGTGCGGGGTAGATGACCTTACCGATGATGCCGGTCGAACGCTCTACGGTTTATCCCCGCGTGTGCGGGGTAGATTCCACCCGTACGAGTGGAACGCCTCGGGGTCACGGTTTATCCCCGCGTGTGCGGGGTAGATAGTTTAGTTTTCAACGTTTTCAATGCCATGCGAGGGCTGTTTATGCAAATTGCGTACCTGTTTTCAGGCCGTATTGTCTTTGGCTTTAGGCGGTCTGGACATTAGGATGGTTCCGTCGAAAGCGGTTATCGTCTTCTTTCCGTTTTGGCTGCTGACATGTAGCTGATGCTGGGAATGCCATGCCATCGTCGCTCTGCCCGTACCGAGTTCCGAGAGGACTCGTTGCCAGAGTCGCGTACGTATCCGGGTGTTGAGGTCTCCGACGTATACGCCGCTGCTGATTTCCACCATCCATAGGGATAGGTGTCCGCGCAGTCCTTGTGGAGCGCTTTCGAGTCGTATCACGACGGTGCCCACGATTGACCGGCTTTCCCGTATCGTTGCCCGCCAGTCCAGACGGAACAATTGTCCTCGTTATCGGGCTCCTCCGAGAGGAGAGTGGAAACATCATGTACGCAACGTTCCAGCAGTCTGCCGTCCTGCATCATGTCGCGCATTCGTCGTCGTGCGATTCCGTCAACCAGGCTGGGAGTGCAGGCGTGCAGTCGGAAAGCCAGCGGGATCGAATACTCCGCCTTGTACAGGTCCGCGATGTCGAAGAGGAACGAGCGGCGGTTGTGGCAGTGAACGAAACCGAGTGCCGGACTGCATCCCAATGCGGTGATCGCCGCATGGACTACACCATACAGGCAGCTGTTGGCCGTGGATAGTGCGATGTTGACCGCTCCGCCACGGTCATCCCATTCCCTGCCGTGCCATTGTATGTCGTTGCGCTTCGCCTCAGCCGTGTACAGGGCTGCGACTCGGGTGCCTTCCATGCCGAGCAGTTGGCGCATCGTCGTATGGGACAGATCTTCGCCGGGGAATCGCATCGCGTACATTCGTCGGGCGACCATGAGGCGGGATCGTTCGTTGGATACGAGTCTGGCCTGCTGTTCCAACAGTCTGGTGGAGCCGGTGAGTGCGGAACCGCTGCAATAGTGGCGGACTCCCTGCTCTCCGGCCCATACGATGATCGCGCCGGTGTCGCTTGCCAGGACGACGGCATCATGTGTGATGGTTGTGCCGGGCCCGAGCATGAGTACCGCGATGGTAGCGATAGGCAATGCGGTTTCGCCGTTCTCGTCCGCCGCTACCAGCGCATTGTTCGCGCGTTTGATGACACACTGCTCCAGATACAAATATGGTATTCGTTCCGACACTCGTGGTAAGTCCGCCGGCGTGAAGTCGCTCATGGCTTCAGCTTTTTCTGTGCTTCGGCTACCGCATTGAATAACGGGTCGATGGCGTTGGAGTAGCGTGCCTGGAATACTCGGTTGTTGGCCGGTTGATCCCAGTGTGCTTCCGTGCCATCGATGGTTTCGACGTGCGCCTGTTCCTTGCCTTTGAACGCCTGTTCCAACGGCTTGTCTACCAGTCCGACTTGGATCGGGCCGGCTGGCGGGCAGGCGCGTCGTCCTAGGTATGGCATGTATACGGGGTGTTGGATTGCGGCTCCGATTCTGATGAGGAGTCGCAGGTCCGTGGATTCCAAGCCGACGGTGAATGTGGAATCCTGTAGATATTCCTTCGTCTCCAACGGGTTGGGTTTGCCGTCAGCTCGTTTGCCCATGGTTTGGAAGTCCGTCAACCGTGGGCCTGTGTGGACTGGTTGCACGCCGAATCGGAGGGCTGCGAGGTCGCTGATGTCGCTTCCGCGGGCACGTCCCAAAGCGGATGCGACGAGTCCGATGACTCCGCTTTTGGTGGGTAGGCTGCCGGTGTCGCGGTGCGTGTACCCGTCTTCGGTGGCCCATGATTGCAATGGGCCTTTCAACTGGAGGAGTAGGGTCGGCATGGTGATCAGAGTGCCTTGATGACGGTGCTGGTGGTTTCTGTGACCAGTTGGGGGAGTGTGAGCAGTGTTTCCTGCTGCTCCTTGCCCATCGCCTTGCGCGCGTTCAGGTCGGCCATGGTGAACGTGTCGGCTGCGGCCAGACCGTACGTGTTCTGATAGTCGGCCTGCTGTTCGAGCAGTCGTTGCACGCTGGTGGGAATCGTGTCCGTGGTGACCGGCTTCTCGTAGGCCTCTACAAGGTTGATGGGCCGGTCGGTGCGGATTACGGTTTCGATGAACGAGGGGAGCGTCTGATGTCCGAAACTGTTCTGCTTGCCGGATGGCAGGCTCAATGCGAAGGCGTTCAGGAACGTGGACAGGGCGAGCCGCACGGCTTCCTTATCGTATCCGAGGTTACGGTTCAGCAGGTTCACGTTGATGCAGGCGTAACGGTAGAGGGTGGCGCTCAAGTATCCGGTTTCACCGATCATGCCGGCGCCGCTCGTGTTGTCGCAGTCGTCAACAGCCGCATAATAATCGTTTTCCACGTCGGCTCGGTTCACGCTGATGGCGTGCGCGAACTGGCTGGCCGCATCCACCACGTACTCGCTGCCGGTGCCCTTGTCGCTGCTGGCGCTCATTCGTCCGAAGAACGCGATGTCGATGCTCCGGTCGGAGTCGAGCAGCTTCTTGATGTCCGTACGATGGGAGGCGACGGACTTCTTCGGATCGGTGCTGCCGTATGCCTCTTCCGCATATTGGGCGAGCTTCTGCCACTGCTGTTCACCGAAGAACTGGAGCGCGCTAGTGCTGCCGGGTCGGTTCTTGTCAGAGGGAAGGCCGGCCGCCTTCACCAGTTCGCCGGTGACCTTCAGCAGATGCTCGTCCTCCGGATCACGGTTGATGCGCTGCGCGATCATCTTGGTGAACTCACGGCTGCGCGAGCCGAGCCTGCCGGTGTCGAGGGTGTCGCGGAAGTTGTCGCGAATGGCCTTCTTCCATGCTTGTGAGCTGACGCGCATACGTGGCACGCCACCGTAGATGGAGGTTTTGGGTCGTCCGTTCTCGTCGCGATTGAGGTTGGCGGGCGGAAGGGTCTGGATGGCGTGGATGTCGATGAACAATCCCATATTGTCTCTCCTGATATTTGGTTTTTCTTTGGTGGATGGTGGATTGGTTCCGTTTTGTCCGTGGGGGGGGCTGTCGGGCGGGAAGCCCCCGCGAACGATGGTGAGGACTAGTTGAGGTAGGCGGGCTTTTTGCCCTTCGACAGCGCGACCAGAACGAGTGCAGCGAGACTCGTGGTCCGGTCCGCATCGAGAGCGAGAATCGCGTAGGAATATGCGTCCTCCATCTTCCCGTCCCACCATGAGAGATAGGCGGCGACGGCAAGGGGATGGGCGCGGTACTTCTTCTCCGAGGCAAGGTCGGTGAGACCGCATGCGGCTGTGATGGCATTGTGTAGCCGGTCGTGGTCGGGTTTGATGTCGGGGTTGGTGAACCCGTCGGCAAGTGTTTTGGAAAGAAGCCTCTTATAGTATGGCGTGTGGGCTTTCGCCGCGAGGTTGATGATGGTCCCGATCTTGAATCGTGGGTTGATGGCGGCGGCGATTGCCGCATCCCTGACGTTGAATACTTCGGACATGAGGTCCGCGAACCCTTCGAGTTCCGTGTCTTCGTCGGCGTATCCTTCGCAGGCTTTCTCCCATGCTTGGAGCATGGGGGTGGCGAAGGTGCGGATTGCTTTTTCGTGCCCGTATGCCAGTGCCTGTTGGCGGTATTCTTCGATGAGTGTGTTGGTCTTGGGTTTTTCGATGATGTTGGTCATTGGTTCCTCTTTCTGTTTTATGTGGACATATTCAGTATAACAGACAAAAGTCAGATGTCAATAAAAGTGGTTCACAGGTTTATCCCCGCGTGTACGAGGTAGGTTTGGCCTGCAGTACAGGCAACGGCGCGTTCCAAGGTTTATCCCCGCGTGTGCGGGGTAGGCATGGCCTCGTTCGTCGGCAAGAACAACGGCTACGGTTTATCCCCCGCGTGTGCGGGGGTAGGTCATTCCGGTTCAGAAGGAGCGAGTCGATCGTCAGGTTTATCCCCGCGTGTGCGGGGTAGGTTTAATCGTTATGCCTGATAACGGACTTTGAATGGGGGGGTATCCCCGCATGTGCGGGTAGGTCAGCTATTTCCTCGCGTGACAGGGATGGCATCCGGTTTATCCCCGCATGTGCGGGGTAGGTTGGGTATCGGCCACGGTGCTGCGCCCTGCGTAAGGTTTATCCCTGCATGTGCGGGGTAGGTTTCGCCAAGCCGCGAACAACCCCATCGCCAATGGGTTTATCCCCGCGCCTGCGGGGTAGGTATTCGATCTGCTTCAGGTCGAGCCCGTCGCCTAGGTTTATCCCCGCGCCTGCGGGGTAGGTTCCTTGGTCAACCCGATCTGAGCGAGGTCAAGCGGTTTATCCCCGCGCCTGCGGGGTAGGTCATCTGAAGTATCGCCAAAGTCAGTCACGACCGGGTTTATCCCCGCGCCTGCGGGGTAGGTGCTACCCGACGTGGTGCGTCTACGTCGGAACCAGGTTTATCCCCGCGCCTGCGGGGTAGGTAGTTTAGTTTTCAACGTTTTCGAGACCATGCATGGGTCTATTATGCAAGTTTGTTACCTATTTTCTGAGCCGATTGTCCAGTGCTGGCAATCTGGTGGACAATCAGTCGAGCAGTCGGCTCCAGTCGCGTCGTACCATGTCTGCGGAGTCCGGTTTGTTGAGTCTGGCCAAGTCCAATGCCAGCAGGGCGTGGTCCAGTGGAATGTCGTGCTCGTTCAACAGTCGGATTATTCTCAGACAGAATGGTGCGGCTTCCTGCATATTGTGGGTGTTCAACAGTTTCCGGTAAAGTTCGTCAACGTCTTCGCCGGTATCCGCCAATATCCGTAATGCTTTGTTGAAGCGTTCGCCTTCCTTGTACATGGGTTTGTATTGGTTGCCTTGCTGGTGGTAGGCGTATAGGCCGAATGCGTACCATGAGGCTTGTTCCATGCGCGTGGGTTTCGCGTACCCGCGGTAGTCCATGCCGTTCAACGACCATTTGGATGCTTTCGGATCCGAGCCGCAAGGTTTTTTGAAACTGTTGCGTAGGTTGGCGAGGTCGGCGCGCGTGTAAGTGCCGTTCAGGTAGCCGTCTTGCAGACGGGCGAATCGGGGTCGTGCCCAGGCGAGGTAGCTGTTAGTCAAGGTCGGGTTCCTTCCCGCCTGCCAGATAGGGGAGTATCAGCGCGTCTGTTTTGGCCCAAGTGTCGTATGGGTTGTCGTTGTTGCTGACCTTTGGCCATGCTTGTTTGACGAGATTGTCCACGATGCCGCTGATTTTTTCGTGTTCTTGTATACGTCGCATATCGAGGGTCATGTGGTCGTGGCGGATCCGTGCGATGCTGCTGGACTGGCTTCCGTACTGGACCGCGATCACGTCGAAGCTGATGATCGGGTTGAGATGCGATGCCCACAGGAATGTCGCTGGATAGTGTTCGTCGCCGTCCGAACCGACGAACGCCTTGTCCCATTGCGTCCATAATGGTCGGTCGATCAGCGGGCCGAATGTGAGGTTCACCGGTTTGGGTTTGCCGGTCGCGTCCTGTGTCCAGAAGGACATGGGCTCGTTCTCCGGTGATGCCCATTCGGAACGGTTCCCGTAGGTGACGTAGGCGCCGGCGCATAGGCCATTCGTGTTCCAAAGCAGTCGGATTCGGCGGGCCGGGTACGTGTAATAGTAGGCGGGGCCGGTGGTGTCCGGTTCCATGTCCGTGCATTCGAGCGATGGATACTCCCAGATGGGCTTGTTGCCGTTATCCGCCGGCGTGAGGTTCAGCAGTAAGGTTTCCCACAGGTTGTTCCCGGTGATGATGGCGAGAGCGAGGCCGCCGGCTTGCGCCACTCCCTGTGGGGTGCGTTTGCCTCCCGCGGCTTTCGGATCGCCGTTCATGCCGGTGTGGACTCCGGCCACATCGTACATGTTGCAGACGAGCAGCATTCGTGCCGCTTCCGCAGGGGTGACGGGCTTGTATGGGTCGTGGGTCTGCCAGAGGGGGCGTTGCATTGCGGGGTGGAGGCGTGTGAAACCGTAGTCCTTGGGTTTGCCTTGCGGCATCATGCCGGCTACTTGCAGGAACGGTTCTGTTTCCGACATGAGGTCGAACCGGTGTGCCCATGCGTGCAGGTAGTCGATGATTTTCTGGTCGCGCCCGGCTTCCATGATACGTTTTGCCTCCGCCGGGGACGAGTATCCTTCTTGACGTGCCGCGTACATGATGGCGAGCAGCAGTCGCATGATGCTGACTCTTCCCAACGGGTCGGCTATATCCAGTTGTCGGATAGAGGTCGGCTGATCGAACAGGGTTTCCAGAGAGTAGGACTCGTGCTTGCCGTTTGCGAGTACGGGGATCCATGGTTCGGTGACGAGGTTGAATGAATGGTTTGCCATAAGATTTCTTTCGACTATCGCAGGTCAGTGGTTAGAAAAGCAGCATCAGACCCAATCCATAGGCCTTGCCGTGGCCGATACCGGCAAGCATTGCATGGGTGAGCTTGTCACGGTCGGTGACGGTGAATACTCCCGTGTATTCGACGGTGTGGAACGTAAGTTTGCGGCCTTGACGGTTGAATCGGGTGGCGTGAACGTCGAGAATATCCAACGCATCCAAACGGGCTCCGGCCTGGGTGAGCTTGCCTTCCGCCCACTGGTGCATTCCGGCGGGAGTACGCAACGGTGTGCGTTTCCCGTCCTTGCTGACTACCGGTGTGGCCGTCAACGTGAAGCGACGTGTCTCACCGTTCTGTAGCTTGTCGAGGAACGGCCGGTAGTCGAGCGTGTTGATGATCGGCTTGCCCAGTCGGGCTTCGAGCCGATCCGTATCCAACTGGTCGGAGACGATGTACAGCCTGTCCCCGTCCAAACGCCACAACGGGCGGCTACTGCCGGAGGTGGCGGCGCTGACCACGGCGTGAATCGCTTCGGGGGAGCGCAGCACTTTGCGCACGTCCGGGTTGACTGGGTTGAGAGTTATGCGCGTGAATAACGGCATGTTAATCCTTGTCTGGAACGAGTTCCGGGTTTGCTTCTGTCGTGATGGCTTTTCTTCGTATATTGACGATTTCCCGGAACGATTTTTCGGCGACTCCGGTTTTCCACTCCGTTGAAAGATGAACCGGCTGGCCGAGATATTTGAAGGCGATCTTGTATCCGATAGGTTCCGACATGACGTATCGGGTGACGCGAATGTGGTTGAATACCCATCGGACGACTTCGATATCCAGACCGTATTCTTCCGCGTATGTCTTGTATGATTTCATGGTTTTCTCTTTCAACGCGCTTCGATGGTGACGGGCTTCTCGTAGCATTGGGGAACATAATTCTTGTCGAGCGCCCAGTTGTTGATGAAGCGGAGCGGGCAGGATTGGTCCCATACGCGCTGTAGTTCCGAGACTGGCAGCACCTTGTATCCGGCTTCTCCGTTCGTGGAGAGCATGTACCCGTATTTGCCGTTCTTGTCGGCGTCGCCGTTGTCGAGCAGGTAGATTTTGTGACAGCCGTCCCATGCGAATTCTGTGGCTGGGCTGGTTTGGCCGTTGATTGTGATGCTCATTGGTTTCCTCTTTCATTTTTTTATGTGGACATATTCAATATAACACGTAAATGGGATATTGAAAAAAACAAAAAAGCGCACCGGAGTTTCGGTGCGCTTAGCGAAGCAGAATACGATCAGCTGGCAGAATGCCAGTCGCCACCATTCTGTTCCATGAACCGTTGCCGTGCCCGATGCTCCCATTCAGGAGAACCGGGCTTTTCACGGTGGATCCAGCTCATCACGCTCGACGGTTTAATGCCGTTCGCGGTGATGATGGTGTGGCCCACCGGATACGTGCTGCCGTCGCTCATGTGTCCGATTCCCGGCCGGTCATGCTCCATGCGGAACGTGTGGTGTTTCGCGTCCGGCACCGTGTATTCGATGCCCGGATCCCAGCGTGCCAGGGCGACCGCCCCCTTGACGCCACGGTGTTTGGCGGCCAGGCGCAGCATCGCCGCTTGGCCGACATCGGGGCCAAGGCCGGCGAATGGCTTCTTCGCCTTTTCGTCCGGGTCGAACACGTCAGGATTCGCGGCCATGAACCGTCGGTATTCCTGTTCGTTGTCACACAATGCGTCGCGCATCTGACGGTATCGGCGAGTCGGTTTCCGCCCGTCCAGCAACTGTTTTTCCAGTTTCTTGAAGTCCTTGGACTGACGGTATTCCTTACCTTTTTCCGGATTCCAGCCATCATCTTGAAGCTCATGCAGCGTGTCAGCGAAAGCCATCTTGTCATCGAACGCACTGCCGTTGATCAGCCCACGGTCGACGTTCTTCTCGAACAGGTCACGCATGTCATCGTTCAACGGTGACAGGTGTTTCTCCGTCGCCGCATCGTACCGGGCCTGTTTGGTCTGGGTGCCTTTCCATGCGGCTTCATAGCGGCGTTCCGCAGCTTCCTCGTCGTAATCCCCGACCCAATCCTCCGGCTGCGGTCCCGTGTATGCGTTCGTGTGTTCGCCTAGCTGTACGGGTTCCAAACCAAGCTTGTGAAGCTCCCGGTTCGGATCCAATGCGGTTTCGAGAATATGCTGTCGGGTTTCCTGTTCCAATTGCGTACGGTCAGGCGCTTTGACCGGTATGCCGTCATAGGCGGCCTCTATATGGTCGGCGATATAGTCGGCATGGGAGCCGCCCGGGGCCTGCGGATCGTATCGCAGGTTTTCAATGATCAACGGCATGTCATCGGTTTCGCCAGGCTTTGCCGGACGGGCGATGAGCTCATCCAATCGTCTGGTGGCGTATCCCGCGCAGTCGGCTACATCCGGATCCATGATGATGTTCGTTTCGGCGGCGAGCATCGCATTATTCAATCGTTTCCATTCGAAGTCCGTCAACGTGTCGCCGGAGGGCAGACCGGTATCCTGTTCCTCCGCGAATTCGCCGTTTGCTCGACGGCGTTGTTGCTTTGCGTGTAAGGATTTTCTGGAATCAACCATTTGGGCGCCTCTCGTTAAGGACTGTTGGTTTTCAGATTATCTGCACGGGGGTGGCGGGATCCTTGTTTTTTCGGGAACTGTTTTTTTCCATACGAGGAAGGCGGCCCCGGAGAGCCGCCGATAATCGATTTCGTCAGCCGACTTTGACGACTATCGGATTGCCGTTTTGGTCACAGGTCTGCAGATAGGTTCCGATGCCACTGTTGTTGATGGTGTCAGGCGTCGCGTTGTGCCACACCTGTTGCACGGTCCCGTATGGAGTGGATTGGCCTTGCTGCAGTTGTCCGATCCACCCGGCGCCCGTGCTGTTGTGTCCGGCGATGAGACGTGAGCCGCCGAGCCCGTCGAAAATCGGCATTTCGACTAGGCCTCCCTGGTCGATGGCTGCCTGGCATTGGGCACGCAGGTTCCATCCACCGTCTCCGCATGTGGTGGAGGGCGTGTAGGTGTATCCGTTGTCGGCTGGTTGGGTTGGCTGATATGCGGGAGCATTTCCCGTGTAGACCGGGTTCGTATAAGTGCTGGCGTTCAAACTGTTGGCCGTGGACGAGGTTTGATATGAGGACTGGACGGCTGCGGCTTGGGCCTCTTGCGCAAGTCGCTGTTCATGCGCGGACACTGCATCTTTCACCGGCTGGATTTTCGAATTGATTACGTCCGCTTGTTTTTTCAGCCAGGTGAGATCAGTGGACTTCTTCCAGTCTTTTGCCGCATCCATTGTCTTCTGCAATGCTTGGCGGGGCGCTTCGTCATCCACGTTGTCTTTGGACGTTTCGAGAAGCTGACTGGCTTTCCCGATCGAATCTTTGACTTTACCGCGCGCGTCGTCGAGCTTCTTGTAATGCTGCGATTCCTTGATATAGGAGTCGAGTCGGTTCAGCATGGAAGAGGAAGAAATATTGGCTGAGTCTTGGTTTTTAATGGTCTCGGTCAGCTCACGGATTTGACTGATACTCATTCTTCCCGCATCCGGATTGTGGGCAATGTTTTCCTTCAACTGACCTTTGGCTCCGAGCATGGCCGAATCCATACGAGACACGAGATCATGGTCTTTCCCTAGTAGCTGACCGGCAGGAATCTTGTCCGTTTTCTGCACTGCTTTGACTTGTTTGGCAAGATTAATGTGGGACTGCCGTGCACTCTGAACAGCAACCTCATACTGGGTTTGAGCTTCAGTGAAGTCAGCCGCATACACGGTTCCAGCCCCTGCGGCCATCAACAGGATAGCGGTCGTAGCGCCAGCAAGAATAGGAATGATATGTGTGTGCTGTTTTTCTGAGTTGGACAAAATGATTCCTTACGGTAAGCGGAAACTATGTTTTCTTGGACTTCGGATAGCCGTCTAGCTATTCGGGGATCCTCAGTCTCCGCTTTACCGCAAGGAATCAGTCAATTCATCGGAAACATTGAAAAGTGTGTCTGTTCAATAGAAAGCATCAAAAAAATGGATTGCTCGGCACTTCCTGACCAAAAAATCGATCCGGTTACTCTTTTTTTGCGATTCGACGTTTGAGATACGCACTTAATCCATCTACGCACCAAAGTGGAATGTTTGTCATCCAATCCTGCTCCCTGTAGCCTATTTCTCCCGTGCGGATTCCATGTAGCCCATATCGGCTGCAGACGTATGCGAGGCTTTTCGCGCGAATATTAGAAGAGGATTTCACTTCGATAGGAAAAATTTCGTCTCCCTGTTCCACAACGAAATCTATTTCCGCCCTGCCCTGAGGATTCGGATTAGTCCAATAGCGAGGTTTGATTCCTTGAACTACGAGCTGCTGGCACACGTATTGTTCTACGAACGCGCCCTTGAATTCGGAAAAGAGCTTCGACTTGTTTACCAGAGTGTCCACTTCGAGACCAGATAAAGCTCCCAGTATGCCCGTGTCTTCCAGATATATTTTGAACGTGTTAAGACTCTCATATCCGGTCAGAGGTATATGCAAAGCATCGAGGCAAGGGACTTTGGTAATGATCCCGTAATCCGTCAGCCAGTTGAGCGCTTCCTCATATTCGCGCGCACGGGCGCCTCGCCGGACGACACCGTAAACGAATTTACGGTTCTCTTTGGCTAACTGCGATGGCAATGTGTTCCACACGAGGCGGATACGCTCGCCAAGCGTATAGGCGGCGTGCTTGGAGAAATCAAGGTCATAGGCGTTGAGGATATCTTGTTGGATGGCCCGCACATCCTGTGGAATACCATTGTCCAGATGGGCGCTTAACGCGGCCGGCATGCCGCCTACCCACATGTATGTTTTGAGCAGGTCGTTCATCCGTGGTTCAAGCGCCTGCGGGATATCCTCGAACCGTCCTTGCCTGATAGTGTCGGCTATCATGTTCTGGCCGATGCTGTCCAGATACTCGGTGAAGGAGAGCGGATGCAGGTTCATCATGGTGACCTTTCCCACGGGGAAAGAGGCTTTGCTGTGCTTGGATATTCCCATATAGGAGCCGGTGGCGATGATGTCATAGTCGGTTGCTTGCTCCGTGAAATACTTAAGCGAGGTCAAAGCGCGCGGGCTTTCCTGTATCTCATCGAAGAAGAGCAGGGTTTTGCCGGGAAGTATCCGCTGATTGAATGTGAGCTCAAGCTGTCGAACTATCCGTTGCGGGTCAAGATCCTGCTCGAATATCCCGGCCAGGGAGGGGCGTTGCATGAAATCAGCCGAGACGATGTTGTCGTATTGTCCATTCGCGAACTCGTTGACCAGCCACGTCTTGCCCGTCTGCCGTGCGCCGCGGATCAGGAGAGGCTTATGGTCTGGGGCGGCCTTCCACTGATTGAGCGTTTTCAGTGCTGCCCGTTGGAGTCTCATAGCCTCTCCCTATCATAAATGTGTAGACGTTACACATTTATCCTATCATAAATGTGTAGACGTTACACATTTATGATGGGTTATTGCAGTCGTAGCAGTTTCAACGCGACGGACACCAGGCGATCGGTACGGGCCTTGATCGCTCCGGCATCCCATTTGGTTTTGTCCACTACATCATCGTTGAGGTTCAGGCCGTTCCGGTATCCGATGTAGCGGCCTGCGGAGTCCTTGCGGTCGCGTTTCCGTTCGAAGCCCATTCGCCCTAGATCCGAGTTGTACCCGGTGAGGGTCAGATTGCCGAGGGTGTGCACCAAAGTGGAACGAACCTCTTCCGCTTGCTCCTTGCTGCCGAAGGCATCGATCCATTCCTGTGTGATGTTTTCGGTTTTCGGGAAAATATGTTCGATGGTGAAATAGTATTGGGTACCTCGTTCGTTCATACGCCACAAGTCAACCCAAGTCTCGCCTGTCATTCCGGTTTGCGCTATCGCAGCGAGAACATAGCGTGTCATGTCACGATTATCCTCGTACACCGGTCCCCGAAGAGACTCCTCGAAGCGTGTATCTGACGCATAATTCGTCGGCTTCGTGAGTTGTTCTTGCAGGTATTGGATCACTTGATCAGCGGTTCGGGGTTCGTCTTCCTCTAGATTGCGGAGAATGGCGACGAACAATCGTTGGACGGTGTTGGTTGCCGGGTAGTCGGTGAAATTGCGGCGCACGAACCATATTGCCAACATCATTGTGATATGGGCAAGATCCTTGTCGGATAGTTGCAGACGTTCTCGGTTCGCCGTGAACCACATCAAAGGCATGAATCCCTGAGCTCCACCTGCATGGCGAAGTGAATCGGATATCTTCTTGAATGCGGGTAGGCCGCAATCATCGGTGGAGCCGGCAAGCATGCCGTAGACTCTGCCCGACTCGGCAAGCTCGTCCAATAGGACATCCACACCTTTCTCATCCAGCCAATTCTCATACAATCGGATAAGGTTTGAGTGGGTCGCCGGAGTGCCAACCGTGGACTTAAAGGCGTTGTAGTAGTAGCGCAGGAACCGCTCCTGGGCACCGCCGTCGGGTCCGACCGCTGCGATGACTCGCATCCATTTCTCGTAGGTGTTATCGATATTAAGATTCCTGTCGGAATCCGCACGGGCGAGCATTTCGTTCTTTATCAGATCGATGGGGGACAGATCCATCCCTCTATTGTTCAGGCTCTCGAAAAGGGTGAAGGCGCTGGCGTGATCTGGTACTTCTATCTTGACCAATACCGTGTTCCGGACTCGACGTGCCATGCCAAACACGACGGACAGCGGGTCAGTGGATCCTTCCAGCTCAGAGGTTATTCGGCTGCGGAAATACTTGTATGCTTTACCGATGCCTCGGTTACCCCAGTATCGAGGTACAGGAGTTGGTGCTTGTCCGTTCTGGGAGATTGCCAAACTGACGAGATACACGTAGTCTGCATTGTTGTTGCCTTGAGCCTGAAGACGGAGTCGAGGATTGTCGTTTGTGGCAAGCATTTTCCGCAAGGAAATGGACTCGAACAATCTGCTCTCATCCGCAATGAACTGTTCGCGCCTGTCCGCCATCTCCCGGTATAAGGCGGCAAGAAGAATCGACAAACTGGTCATACGCTGTTGTCCATCGACCAGCTCCAGCTGTGGGTGAATGGCATCATCGCCGCTGATGGCGATGACCGTACCCAGAAAATGAGGCTTAGACCCCGATTCGCCCATAATATCGTCATAGAGAGCAGCCCATTGTGGCTTGCGCCAAGAGTATTCTCTCTGATATTTCGGAATCACATATTTAAGTAAGGAATCCGGATTGAGCAGATCCCGGAGATAATAATCATTCGCTGAATTAATGATGCTGGTTTGAGCCATGGACGGACCTTCGTCTTCGTTTTTTTCTCTTCATAGTATACCGTCGACTGGCGGTTTTAACTGGTATGCTAGGCCTGCCAATCAGCTGTAATCTATAGTCATGATTCTCATTGGCAAGCCCATAGATACTACTCCCAACAAGCCCTGCTCTTACCATATGCACGAACCGAGAGGGGAAGCGAAAGAGTCCCGCAACTTTGAAGCCCGCCGCCAAGTCAAGAACCGGGAATACGTTCGGAGCTTCGATAGCGTCAAGGAACTGGGGGAGTTCTTCGACGCTATCTAGAATTCGATGGACCGAGACAATTCGGGAGTATTCTCCTCTGGAGCTTCCAACGGCAAAGTTCGCCGTCTATTTTTTTCGGGAACATATATTGTTGATACTTTCCATCAGTCGAATCAACCATCCGTTTCTCCTTGTCGTTGCTTTACCGGCACCCGATGCGCCAGCCGTTGCACGACACTTTAGAACAGATATCTTGAGACCATGGTCTGGCTGGAGACTACCCATTCTGGAGAAGGATGTATGCGGTCATTGCCCGCAAAGGAAAATAGATCAATCGCAGTCCAGATTCCTACGACACAGTCCCAGCATCGGCCGCAAATCAGGAGTCCGACCCTCCCGATGCTCTCGCACAGCATGCGCAGCCAACGGCAGCAATCGTTCCAGATTCTTGTCCATGACACTACGGTTTAGGGTACGATCCCAGTCAGTGGCGATACGACGGAAAGCATTATGGAACTGCTCGACCACCCCAAACCGTTCACTATCAGAACCATATACGGATCTCATAGTCTCTACAGTACGGCCAGACGCTATCTCATAGTCCTTCGCTTGCCCGTCGAGCAGTCGGGCGAGCACCAGAGCATTCTCCTCAAACTTGTCAGCCGGCAATCCGAGTGCGCGCATCCCGTTGACTGCCCATTCGTGATCTGTTTCCGGATGCCTCCATGAGCAGCCTCCGCCGTTCAGATGGAACTCGTACCCGTACACATCCTTCAACGTTTTCGCCGCGATCTCGCGAATATGGTCATGTTGGATCCGATACCAGGCGCGCAACGCTTCGCACAGCATCGCATAACAACCGTTCAACTCCAGCTGCTCATAGGTCATTGTCCTGCTCATTACGATTCCTTAACCGTTAATAGGATTCCATTGGATCCAACGAGACCGACTTTGTTGCCGTCCACAAGTATCCACCCCTTGACATACCTGTTGCCCTGCAGCCACGTGGCCTCGGTTCTATCTTCCGGCAGCTTCTTGGATGGGCATCCGCCGATATTTTCGCAACGCAGATGACTGACATTGAACGTCCGTTCCGTCTTTTCCGTGAACGTCAAGTACTGTGGCTCCGTTCCGGTTGTAGTTGACAACCAAAGCAGTCCAATTGCCCAGGCGGCGATGATGAGGCTTGTGATGCATGCTTGGCATTTTTCCCAACCTAAGCTATCGGTGAGGTCTCTGCAGCGAGCGAGTATCAGAAACATGACGGATACGGAGACGATTGCAATGACCAGAAACCACCCAGTATTCAGATGGAATTCCCCAGGCAGAGAATTCAACCAATCGGAATAGTCAACCATCATTGTCCTTTCCTGTATCCGCCGATATGTCGAATCGCATACAGAACCGCGACGCACAGCATGATTCCGCTGACCGGCAGACCGATGAACGGGGCATGCCCATGGGCCAGGTTGGATACGTCTATCAGCAGGCATGTCAACGCATACATGCCGAGCAGTACGCTGAGCTTCCCGAACACCCTACGGATCATCCGATTCCCAGAGGCCAATAGTTCGGCGCCCATCCAGCTGACGAGCATTAGCAGGATTACATGCGATGTGAGGCTGGTGAAGCTCATTGTTCGTCTTTCAACTGCCAGCCGCATTCGATGTAACTGTTGCCTGCACAGGGAACCTGTTCGCCGTTTCCTAGGGTCACGTATGTGGCTTGCCTGTTGGCTTTCTCATCAGGGGCCAGCTGTCTTGGGTGATCCCAATCGCAGGTTGGTATAACATTTATCCCGCTATAGGTATATAGGGCTCCACCTACGCAGTCCACTACTTTTTTGTCCTTCAACTGGATGGTGTAGGGGCCGAGCTTGGCGCCCTTCTTCTCTTCTGCTTGCTGGGTGTCGATTTTTTCAAAGTTTTCTTGGACTTTCTCAGGATGATTTGAATTCCAGATGACAGCCGAAGTTACCAGGATTATAACGAAGGCGACAAGCAATCCGATAAGCACATATCCGAATTTGTCTTTGCCTTCAGGCCGCTCGTTCAGCATGGAAGTCCTCCTCTTTTATCGGTTGTACTGAGATGATCGCGTCCACGTCGGCGTCCTTCAAATGGACTCGTACCGGTCGTCCGGTTTTGTTCGCTTGGATTTGCGCGTCATGCACGGTTTTCACGTCCGGCCAGGCTTCCATCAGTTCCTCGTTGCTTTCGCAGCCGTTGATGACCGGCACCCAGTCGGGATGCTGGTTCATGAGCGTGCTGGAGAGTATGGGGGCGGTCATGTCGTGCAGTTCGTTCATGGCGCTGTAGGCGGCGATGGTGAAGAACAGGCGTGATTCCACGCTATTGTCAGTGCCTTTTGCGGACTGGTCGATGAGGTCGGCGAACGCTTGTTTGAACTGTTCGCTGACCTGTTGAATCGCGTCGTATACGCTGCCGGCATCATTCCAGTTGATGCTGGTGGAGCCCAATGCGGGCGGCGGGAATCTTTCGCTTGCGTCTTCGGTGATGTCGTCGTTGAACGTGAATCCGGATGGTATCTGTGCCATTTTTTCTCGCTCCGGTCAGGCGATGAGACTCAACAATTCCGCATCGTCGGGAGTCCCGTCGCTGAGGACACTGTCATACTGGGGCTCCCGGTTGGATGCGATGTCGAGTTCGGTGCGAGGTAGCTCGACATTCGGCCCGGTCTCGTTTTGCAGATACTTGTCTGCACCTTGTGGCTCGAAGATCCAATTTTTTGGCTGAGGTGGAAGTACTACGCCAGAAACGCGGCCGACAGTCCCGTTGACAAGTTTGAAGACGCCTTGGAATCGTCCGTTAACCGATTCCACGATCATACGGCCTTCGATGTTTTCAGGGAAATCCGGGGTTGCGTTCCTTATCCCGATGGTGCCAATGAATCGGGTCCCGTTTTCGAATGTGTGGGAGACGCGGTAGCGTTTGTTGTATGCCATGATGGTTCCTTTTTTGATTGTTTTTTATGTGGACAGTTGTTGTGGATTGTGGATAACCGGTCAGCGTGGCGTAGGGAACGATTCTCCGGCTGAGAACTTTAACTGGCGGAGAGGCTTGCCCTTACGCCACTTGTTCCACGCCTTGATGGTCAATGCGGCGATGCGTACACGGTTGTCGCGGGTGGAACGGCCGGCCTTGTGAGGCTGAGCCATCAACGTGTTGCGCAGTATGAGGATCGGATCGTCGGCTTGCAGGTTCGCGCCGCTGGCGAGGCTCGTGAAGAACCTGTTGGCCGCATCCGTGTCGATGTGCGCGAACGTCCACCAGAGCGAGGCGAACATGCTGCTGGTCAGCATGTCCCCGGATTGGCTGCGGAACGCGCGTGATGCGGCGAGCACGTCCGCCAGTTGCGGGGTCTGGTCGATGAACGAGATAATCTCACCGCGTGTGGGTTTCAAATCGTTCTGAGCGGCGGCCTCCATGCCCAGCTGGTCGGCCAGATACACGGCGCGGGCCAGTGAGGCGAGCTGCGTGGAGTTCTTTTCTCCGCGCAAGGTGAGCACGTCGCCCAAGGTGCGGGTTTTTCCGCTGTCCATGGTCTGCTGGGTTTCGTCTTCCAACCCTCGGATGACGAGCGTGGTCAACGGCTTGTCGGCGGCGATGACGGCGAGCAGACGATGCTGGCCGTCCAGCAGTCGCCCGTCTTTGCCGAATTTGATGGCCTCACCGTTGAACCGCCATTCGCCGTTGCGAATTTCGCGGGCGAACAAGTTGACGTTGTCTCGGCTGATACGCCGGTTGTTGACGTTTTCGCCGAGCATGGTTTTCGCTATTTCCGGGGTGATGGTTTCCACTTTGGCGGTGATTTTCTCTCCCATGATCTGTTTCCTTCTATTTTTTTCTGTGGGTCAGATTCCGGTCGTATAGCCCTGCGGCATGTCTTTGAACTTGCTGTTGGCCCCAAGGAAAGCAAGGTGGAAAGTCTCGGTCGGGCCGTTGCGATGCTTGGCCATGATGATGTCGGCCTCACCGGGCCGGTCTTCCTTGTCATAGGCGTCGGGACGGTGTACGAGGAACACCACGTCGGCATCCTGTTCGATGGAGCCGGATTCGCGTAGGTCACTCATCTGAGGCACTTTGTCGGCGCGCATTTCCACGTTGCGGTTCAGCTGGCTGAGGATCACGACCGGCACCTGCAGCTCTTTGGCCAACAGTTTGAACTGGCGGCTGAAGTCGCTTACCTCCTGCTGACGGTTCTCGGTCATGCGCCCGCTGGACATGAGCTGCAGATAGTCGACGACCACGAGTTTCAGGTCTTTCGTCTCCTTCAACCTGCGGCATTTCGCTCGAATATCAGGGACCTTAAGATTCGCGGAATCATCGATATACAATGGCTTGTCCTCGAGCTTCTGCCAAAAACCGTTTACGGTTCGCCATCGTTCGTCGGTCATCTGAGACGGGTCGCGGAAAACATTCAACGGAATGTTCGTCTCGGCGGAGAACAGGCGTTGCGCGATTTCCTCACGGCTCATTTCCAAGCTGAAGACGACTGTGCATTGGTCGTCATGAATGGCCGCATTCCGTGCGAAGTCCATTCCCAACGTGGACTTTCCCATGGCCGGGCGTCCGGCGACGACGATCATCTGCCCTGGTTGCAGACCGTGGGTCACGTCATCGATGTCCCTGAATCCGGTGTGGACTCCTTCGGTGATTTCCCCCTTCTGAATCTTGTCGAGATGGTCAAGCATGTCGGTGGAAACCGTATAGATGTCCTTGTAATCGGTATTGGAATCGTCTTCTCCGATATGGAACGCCTCGTCCAAGGCGTTGCCGATGATACTGTCGGTGTCGGCGTCGTTCGCATGACCCATTTGCGCTATGCGGGTGCCGATGGCGATGATGTCGCGTCGTTTCGCCGCGTCTTTGACCATGTCGGCATAGATGCCGACATTCGACGTGGTCGGAGCATAATCGATGAGCTTGCCGACGTAGTTCAGACCGCCAACACGATCAAGCATTTTCCGCTCGGTCAATGTTGTACAAAGCAGTGTGGCGTCAACGTCGCCATGTTGATCGGACAGGTCGCAGATCAGACGATAAATCGTTTTGTTGTTCGGCTGGTAGAAGTCGTTTTCCGTGATTTTCTGACGCGCCTCGTCAATGGCGGTACGGGATTGGAGCATCGCACCCAATACGGTGCGTTCCGCTTCATCCTTGTGTGGTAGTTCCTGGTTAAACGGATCGTTCATTGCTTGCTCGCCTCCTTGTCCTCGGCCAGTCGGATTTTCTTCGCCTGCTGCTCGAGGTATTTGATTTCTTCCTCGATGCGCTCCAGACGTGCCGTCCGACTATCGACTGCGGATAATTCGTCCGGGTTTTCTCTCCACCGGGCGATACAGCGTTCGATGCGCTTGTACCCGATCACTTCTGGCCCTATCCCGTTGTCGCGGAAGATGTCGACGGGCCGGTCTCCCATGGCATAGCGTGCCGTCGCTTGCGCCCTGAAGGAGTTCGTGTAGTAGATTCGTCCGCCTTGCACTCTGCGCACGATTTCAGGCAGCGCACGAAGGTAATTGACGGTTTCCCGATCGAGCTTTTTCCCTGATGTCATTGCGTGTTAATCCTTTGGCGGTTCTGTTTGCGAGGAGAGGATTCGACGGTGATTCCAAGAGCTTTTCTTGTTCTTTGATTGTTGAGCGCGGCATACAGTTCGATGCGTTCGAAGGCGTTGAATTCTCCTCTTGCGTTCATTTCCAGCATGCGCAAAACGGATTGGATGCGGAGCTGTTCTGAGAATTCATGCAGCCCCTGCGCCGTCGTCCCCTCGGATTCCTGTGCCTCATGGCGTTCGGATGGATGGGTTGGCTGTTCTGATTTGAGACGCATGTTCAGGTATTCCATGGCCTCTTCCTCCGAGTCGAATTGACGGATCGCTACGGGTATGTGGTTCTCGCATTCGATGATTTCAAAGTGGGTTTGTTCTTCTGCCACTGATTGGTCCTTGATTGTGTTGTGCGATGGTTTCATCGATGAAGTCGCGTACGGAAATCAGGTCGCTGATGTCTGACACGGATGTTTTCGGAGTGTTCTCGTCGAGCTTTCCGCCCTGTGGTGTCACGTATGCGCTGAACCCGTTAAAGCTGGGAACCCTCAACAGGATCAGGGACCAGCGGCGATTGGTCCCGGGTATCTCCAGCCGGCATGATCCGTCGTCATTGTCGATGCGTAGCACCGTCATATCAGACCTTCATCTTGAGAATCCGGAACATGCTTGGCCTCGTTCGGTCGTGTTGCATGACATATCTTCGGACGGTGCGCATGGCTTGTCTTTTGCTCTCGAAAGAAGGCATGAGACTCCGATGCCAGGCGGGCTTCCAACCGTCAACTGATTTTTCTTGTATGAAAAAAATACTCATCGGTTTCCTTGTCGTTCTGAATTACGGTCTCTTATCGGCCCGCCATCGGCTGATATCCGTCGAGTTCTCGAAGCAGTTCCTCCTGCCAGTCCTTGTCATCAAGGGACTGCTTCTTCTCCTTTTCGAACCAGCAGGAAGAGCAGAGTCCGGTCTGTCTCTCATCTGCCGACAGGAGTGTTCCGCATCCTCGGCAGAAGTGGTTCAGGATTTTCGTTCGGAACCGCACTTCATTTCCTTTCGCGCATCGTTGAAGGCTTTGAACGCTTCGTTGATGTACCGGTTCTGATCTCGTTTCGGGAGTTGCCCGAAGTCGAGAATCTGACGGCCGCTACGACCTTCGACGAGCCGGTATAGGGCTTTCGCCGCGGCAAGAACCTCGGCGGTGGTGCCAAGATCCGCAGCGTCAACCGTTCTCTTGTGCAGCGGTCCAGGAATAGGCGGAGAGAGACGCAGTTGGTCGAAAATGTTGGTGACGGATTGCATTCTCTCCCCTCACAGTTCTTCATCATGGAATCGGAATGGAGCTTTCGAGGACAGATCCTTTGTCGTTGAATCGTTGACGTTTTCTCCCGTCTTGCCGATTAGCAGCGCAGGGCCGTTCATCCAACGCCCATCGGACTCGCGTATCTGCATGATCCAAAGCTCCTGACCGTTTTTCCACACGGTGTACAGGCCGTCTGACTTGTCCTCCCACAGTCCGGGGCGATCCGGAATTCGTGCGGGTGCCGGTCGCAAAGCATGGTCGAATGCGTCGTCATCAATCCGATAGGTGTTGGAGTCAATCAGGACTAGACAATGGCCGTCATCGGTGATTTCCTGTACTGGATATTTGTTCCCGTTCGTTTGCACGAAGACGTCTCTGGGTTGCACGCCGGTGATGTCTTCGATGATTTTGTATTCGGGTTCGTCGGGGAGCAGCTTGATGCTGACGGGTGCTTTCTGCCGGGTGAGTTCCATGAATCCGTCATGGCCTTCGTGGAACAGTTCACCGATGTCGAAGCCGTTGACAGTGTATTGCCGGGCTCCGAGCGTGTGTCCGATTCCGGGAGTGAGTCGGAATTCGAGGATCATGTCGCCGCCGTATGCGGAGACTCGTACCCGTCGGTTTCTGAGCTGGGCGAATGTCATGTTTCGCCAGAAGCGTTTGTCGTGTTCTTCCATTGGTTGTCGTTGTTTTCTTTCGATTTATGTGGACGTATTCAGTATAACAAGTAAAAGAGAATTAAGGGGAGGGGGTGAATCTTCGGAGTGTCGCGATATGCTGAACGCGTCCACATAAAAAAACAAAAGATACACACCGAGAAAACAGTGGAACCCCCAACGCAATTACCTCAGGGCCACCACAAGCGATGCCGAAGACGGCGATTGCGGTTCCCCCAAAACGACAAAACGTAATCGGTTGATATCAAAAAAAACAGGAGCCAACATGACCTTCACGGCAGAACCGAACATCGGATCGCACCTCGTCGAAGCGACACCACCAAACCTCTTGGAGCTCATCGATGAACACATCAAATTTCTCCGGGAATGCAAAATCACCTTCACGGGAAGCATCGGAAGAGGGGACATCCCGTACACGAAAAGCGCGATGACATTGCTCAACAACATCGACGTGCTGATCGCCGACGAGGAAGCCGACAAGGAAGTCCTCCGATTCAACAGCGGGGACATGATGAGCATGATACCGCCAGCCACCAAGCACTATAGGCCCGACCTCGACCTCAGGACCCAGAGTCTCATGGACGGCGGATACACCGAAGCGATGATCAATTCAGACAGGCAGATGTGGGGCGGCTCGCCCATCTCATTCCCGAACGACCCGCAGTGGAACAAATAAGAACCACGACCGGCGGGCATGCCGGGTGACGACCCCAACGCCTCCAGCATGCCCGCCTTTTTTGACCAACTTGGACGGCGCGTCGGCCGTCGAATCCGGATGCGAATCGGTGTGAATCGGAGGTTGTTTTTTCTGATGGCGAGGCATAAGTCTCACGAGGAGGAACCATTGGGTTGGAGTGTCGGTGATTTCGCTTTGTCGGATCCGGGGTGTCGACTGTATATCGACATGGCCCGGAATGCGTATGGGAAACTCGACCCGAAACTGGTGTCCTGCAGAATTCATTACCGGCTGCAGTGTCTGAACCTCAGTCCCAGGAAGAAAGGCCAGTAGGTCTTCGGTTCGACGGTGTAAAACAAGCATCTGCCTTACTGGGTATGTTGGCATGTCGCGTATGAAAAACCGTAAAATTGTTGGTATCAACCGAAAAAGCAAAAACAGGGGAAGAGTCGGGATGCTCAACAAAATACACAGGCTGAGAAGCGTCGGGATGGACAACGGCATAGCCACAGGATTCGGAATTCTTTACGTCGCGGAAGAGGCATACCCGCTCATCCCATACGTGCGCGGCAACGAACATCCGCTCGCATTCGGCAGGACGCCTCGACTCCTAAGCATCCTGTTCACGACGTTCGTGAACACACAAAACGCGGATTACAACGGCAAGACCAGGACGCTGACCATCGGCAAGGACGTACGGCAAGTGGCCCGCAGAATGGGCATGCTGACGGGAGGCTGCGGCCGACAGAATACGGTCACCAGCATCATCGGCTATCAGGACATCACGTTCACTTCAAGGGACGGCAAAGAAATAAAACCGATCGAAGAGACGAACATCGTCCAAGGCGAAAGCTGGAACGAAAAAACCATTACCTTCACTTGGGAATACGTCCGATTGATGTCGCGCGAACCGAAGGAGATTCCTCTTTCCGCCGTCGTCGGAACCAGTGGCGGAAGCCTGTCCTTGGATCTGCTGGTGTTCGCGACGCTCTACTGTCCGGAGCAGAAGGAACTGTATATCAGTCGAAATAATCTATACAAGATCGTCCCCGGTACGAGCACGGAGACGGTGTCCACCAAGCACCTCACCGTCAGCCTCACAAAGCTCAACCAGATTCAGAAAATCTGGGTATTCTCGTTGACGAGGGCGGGCCTCGTGATCAGACCATACGGGATGCCGCCAAAGGCGGAGAACCGTGTGCAGCTCATCGCGGAATAATAAAAAACGGTTGGATACGGATCCATGTTCGTATCCAACCGTTCAAGCATCCCGAGATGCCGGCCGTCAGATTTTCAGCTTCTCAACCACACTGAGATCGACGCCGTCACCCCAGTGTTCAGCCACCGCATTGACATCCTTCATCGGCTCACCGGACGCGCGGCCGAAACCACGATCCGGTTCGGCGGCATTCAAAACAGCGAACAGAGTCTTGGACAGAGTCTTGTCTTCCATGAACGCGAAAGCAAGCCTCATCTTCAGGTCGGACGGTTGAGCGCCAGCCAGTTCCTTGACGAACTTGGAGAATTCGGCGACCCGCTTCCGCGTCTTGGTTTCCGTCAACACCTCAAGCAGAACCGGAGCGTCGGTCTTGCTGGTCTCGCACAGAATCTTGGCGATGTTCGCGGTACGGTCATCGGAAAGAACGTCGAGCATGTCCTTGATCTTCGCGTACGAGGCGGCTTCCAAATGAGGGAAGGACGAGTTTTTCTTCGCGGTCTTGCGCCGCGTGGTCTTGGCACCCTTGACGGAGGTTTCTTCCTCACGGTCGGGCGTTGTCTCATCGACGGAATCCGTCTCTTCCGGCTGGACGTCAGGCTGAGAATCCTCGTCCGATGCCGACCAGTTCTCAGAATCGTCCGCTTGCCCGGCTTCGTTCACCGGCTCGGAATCGTCGACCGGCGCTGGGGCTGGGGTCGGGGTGCCGAAATTGTTGTTCCATGGAAAATCTGCCATCGTTAACTCCCTTCGTCAAGGCAGGACCGTTCGAGTGAACCGTCTTCAACGACTGTATCCGAGCAAACAACGAATAACCGAAAAAATATTGAAATTAACCGTTTTGACTTCGGCGCGGCGCCGCGCGGCCGCCGTTTCTCATGCAAACTAGCGGACCAGAAAAATCACGGACAAAAACAAAAGAGCAGACAGGCAACCAAGAAAAGTCAGAAAAAAAGAAGAGAAGAAGAAATAAGAAAAAGACAATCCAAGAACAAGAGAAAGAAGCCAACCCGCAACACATCACACAAACACCAAGACACCATTACCACATCACAGCAGGGTAAAACCAGAGCAACGAACCGCAACATTGCCAACAAAGCAACGAACCTACGGAACGAAAACGCAACAAAGCAACGAACCGCAACAACCCATACATCAGCAAAGTATCATCCTGAATGGTTAATTTCAACAAATATTCGGCACATAACAAGATATGACGTAATATCAAGAAATGAACAGACAGGACGATTGACGAACAAGCAACAAAAACAAAAAACAGTCAATAAAACTAAATCAGTGTTGTTTCGTCAAAAATGGTCTCTTTCCGGAGCAAACCCCCGGAACAAGCAAAAAACAGTTCAAAGGAACTTGGAGAAAAGATGGCAAGTCTGATAATCGGACATGGAGGCATCCTCGACGTGCTGCGATCCAAGGTCCCCGAACAGCGTTGGAGGGTGCCCGCAGGAGAGGATTTCGCAGCCCAGGCAGACTTCCTGACAAGGCACCCGGTGCGTCCAGGCCGTCAGGGAATCGTGTTCACGAACCTCCCGGGAAACTGGATGCCGGTCGCCGATGCAGGCTGGACAATCTACTGGATCGACCGCGGACAGATACCCATCGGAGTGCAGGCCCTCCCCGAATATTTCATGGACCGAAGCATCACGGATTTCGTCCACGAGTTCTGGCGGATACAGACAATCGACAAGCGTCTGGTAGGCGATATCATCCTGAACAGGACCCGCCAGACGGCACCCATGATCATTGTCACATCGAACACTGGAGGCGTGGGAAAGACGGTTTCCTCACGCAGATTATGCGAGCGGGCAAGAGAAAAAGGACTACGCCCCCTCCTTATCGACGGCAACATGAGACAGTCATCGCAACGTTCCTTCTTCGACCCTGGGCAGCGTATGCCGGCGCGCACCATAGCCGACTGGCGTCCCGGCATGGCGGCACAATACGGCGCCAATTCGGGACGAATGTTCAACATCGGTTACGATGTTTCGTTCGCTCCACCGGCCGGTGCGATGGTGTCGTGGGACCACTACCGCGCATACATCGAGGAAGCACGCAAGCTCTGGGACTTCGTCGTCCTGGATCTCGACCGTATCAGCGCAGACGATCTGCAGGACAGCACCACAGCCGCCGGAGGAATGGTCGTCCCCTACGTTCTTGCCGGCGACCTTTGCCTGGTCATCGTCAAGGCCGGCGTGCAAACGCAAGGAGATGCGTTGAATCTGCTCAGCGCGTTTCCCCGTTACGGTTTGCCCCGAGAATGTATCGGAATAAAAGACACGGTCCCGGTCGGAATGACAGACTACCGGCCACTTGATTATTCAAGATACGGGATTTTTCTCGGAGTCGAGTACCAGACGGTCGAGGCCGGCAATCTGATCGCATCCGGTAAATCGAATTGGGCTGACTCGAATCTGGACTTGGCGAGAGAGCAGACCCTTGAATGGGTTCTGCCCGATAAGGGATTCGAACCGGCCAAGTTCGAAGTGAAAAAGAAAAAAGGGTGGTTCCATCGTGGTTGATCTCTCACTCACACCGAATCCCGATGACCGTGCTCTATGGCCGATGGGTAGCGACGCCGATTGGATTCGCGGAAGCGACGTGGCGAACAACGAACACCCCGGAGTGTTGGCGCAACGTCATCAGTGGATCGTCCCGAACCGATTGTTCGCGGAAAGCATGGTCAAGGCAAACAGTGAATTGGTTACGAGCATCATCGGCGCATTGCTTTCATGGAGGACATGCACCGTCGACCAGCTTCGGGCGGGACTCTCCGTGAAAGGAGCTCCCGAATTCCATCGCGACGAACCGAACCTGTACGGCGCGTTGTGTCGGCTGGGAGTCATCGACATCGGCTTCAGTCCTTACGAAAGATTTTCCGGGCAGATAATCCCGCAAACCTGGTTGTCGTTGAGCTCCGACAAGAAACTCATCCGAAACACGCTCGGCCTGTTTAATTCAGCAACTTGGCTTCGTAGAATGCTTTCGGACAAGCAGTTGATCGGAATGAGACGCCACGTGCGCCACAATACGTATGCGGCGCACGTCGGACTGCATCTCGGTGTCAATCCGGACATCAAACTCGTCGGCGGCGACGGTTGGGGAGCGTTCCGGCTCATCGACCCGCAGGCGGTCAGCGAAGCCGGACTGCCTCACAGCTGTTCGACGGACATCACCGCACTCGCATCGAACAACGTGCTTGCGGGAATCGAAGTGCAGGTCCACCCAAATAACATGAGCCAGAAAATCTCCAATTGGTCGAAGCTGCTCGCCTACTCGCCGATGCAACGACGTGGACTCATCTGTATCTGGCTGCTCATACGCGACACCAGCCAATGGCAGTACCCGGCATTGGGCAGCATCATCGAAACGGCAAGCCATGCCGACGAGATGTTGGTCGGCGACCCATCCGTGGCGTCGCGTATGGGATTCGCGTTATGGGACGACTGGTTCGACGAGCAAGGCAACCCGACCGGCGGGATCGGAACATACCGGGACATGCTGAACGTCGAACGCAGCATGTTCTCACCGGACTGGAGCCGATGCACCCCATCAGCAAAACCTGTGACGACAATCCGTGACTGGGGATGGACGGTCATGGATGAAACAATCAGACACCAATGGGGCTGGGATGTCAGTGGATGGCGGAAGCCGGAAGCATACCGGGGAGGATTCTACGGGTATATCGGAGGTGAAAGCGTTGAACTCTCTTCCTGAAAATTTCGCAACCAACCAGCAGCGTTTGGAGGAAGCCAAGACCGAACGCTACCGTGCATTGCAGAAGATACGGACGCTTTGCGAAACAGGACGCCGTTCGCTGGTGGTCCCGTTCCTCATGGTCAACCTGCAACGCAATCCGGCTTTGAAAAAAATACGACTCTGGCAATTGGATGCGATCATGTTCGACGTTTCCAAATACATTGCGGTGAAGACCATACGACGGATGAGGGAAACCATCGGCGACCAGAGCACCGTCAAGGACGGGTATGCGGATTTGGGATGGGCGTTGGCAGACAAGGATGCGACGGTCCGCATGACCACATGGCTATATCAACTGTTGGAAAGAGAGAAGCTGACCAAGTTCGACTTGCCGGAAGGATTCCCCTTGGCCATGCTCTACTCCACCGAACCGGCAACCGCAGAACAATCGAATTGACAGGAGGGCATCGGATATGAGCGAAAAAGAAAAAGCATGGTACGAGGTGACTCGCAGCATCAGCCAACTCGATGGCGACCAGTTGAGATCCATCGCGGATGATGTCCCAGGAAATCTGGAGGACTGCACGCTGCTGCTCGTCAGAGTGGGAAACGAGCCGGTCCGTGAATATGTGCATGGCGATGGCGAAGGCATACGCAAGGCGGGTGATCTCGCCGGCTTTTCCATCAGCCCACTGCCAGGGAACGGCGAACCCGAACTGCCGGAAGGAATCGGCAGATCAGCTCACTCTCTTGTGCCATGGCGGGCCCGCTTGAATTCAAAGGCGACGATGGAGAAGATGCGCACCGATTCCGCCGGCATTCGGAAAAGCGTCGAAGCATTGATGCCGGCAGACAGTTATGTCAGCGTAACGCTCCGCAGGCAAGGATATTTCGAACAGGCCCGAATTCGAGATTGGGTTGCCGACGAGCATTCCACCGTCGAGGACGGCAACGAATTTGTCGCAGCACACACGCTCTGCGCGCGAGTCACCGCAGCATGCGCCGACAGCCGCCGGAACGCAGAACTCGCACAACGGGCTGGACAGGCCATGTTCCCGCTGCTCTCCAACATGAGCAGTCATCCCAGCTACCCAAAGTTGGGCGGACTCATCGTGACCTTGGCTGTCACCCTGTTGACGATGGTATTGTCCGTCATCACTCCGATTCGTCTTGCCACATTCTTCTGGCTGGCGGGAACGGTAGCGGCGATGCTGCTGGTGCCTTGGGTTTTGAGTGGACTACTCTCCGCAAACGCGAAAGCCATGCTGAACGACGACAACAGCACTCGAATGTACTTCCGAGTACCGCCGCACTACAAATTCGCATGTCTTGGACTGTTGGCGTACTGCTCTTTGATGCTGTTGCCGATACCGTCATGGTTGTGGATCATTCCTCTTGCCTTCACCGTTGCAGCTGGAATCAGATGGTGGAGGAACACTCTATGGGATGATATTCTCCAACGCCCACGCCGATACTGGTGGCTTCGCCGCAAACGCAAGGCGAATCTCAGTGACACCGAAACAAAACTCGGCATGAAAGACAAACGAGTGTATGCGACGGGATATGGCCCGCAACGCACCACTTTGATCTTCAGCCCAATGACCACGACCACACTGTTCATGCCGGTGCAGAAATCCACGGCGGTGAAACAGGACCTTCACCCGGTGCCCGAACCATTGTCCCATGGAGGCGTCCTGATCGGATTGGACGATTCCGGACGTCCCGGATACTTGGATCCGACACAGCTCTATGGCGGAATCGCAATCAGCGGTGAAGCCGGATCAGGAAAAACCGTTCTGACCCACGGCATCAGCCAATGGGCCATCAGCCATCGCAATGATACCGGCCGTGACGTGTGGGGGACGGATTCACGACTCATCCACTTCTGGATGAAGGACGACACCGGAGTGGAAGTGCTGGACCGGTATCGGCAAACGCAGGGGATTGACTCCCATCCACGTGTCATATACCTCACCGACCCTTCCAGCATCGGTCTCGATTTGCTCGGAATGCAGGAGGGAAGGAACGCCCAGGAGACGGCGGAAAGCGTCGCCAAAACCATGAGATACGCATTCAATGCCGGCGACATTCAGAACGACTCCCAAAACATCATCACCCAATCCATGACCATCGGCGTGGCCGCAAGCCGATACGACCAACACAAGCCAGGGGACATCCTAAGAAGATGCAGACAACTCGAGCAACAGTATCCCGGGGCCGGTCAACTCAGGCAACAGCAGTCACCCATCGGCTGGGCCGTGGTCGCATTGTGTGGGTCGGATGGTCAAACCGGATCAGCCAGAGCGCTTGGACAGGTATGCAGGGCTCTCGCATTGGAGTTGAAGGACGATCCTCTCGGAATAGACATGACGTTGGCCGCGCGTGCCGCAGAACAACTGTACGGACGACCGGATCAGAAGGGGCAGGCGGCGCGAAGCGATCGTGAAATACTGCAGCGTACCAACGCCTCGGTGAACAAGGTCAACCAGTTCCTCGCCATCGAACACATGTTCACACCGCGACGCAGCACCGTCACATGGAAGTGGATATTGGATCACCCGGGCGACTATCACATCGTGCTCGCCCCGCACAATGGCCACTCGCTTCCCGAGCTCATGGACAAGATTCTGGGCTCGTGGCTCATGTACCGGTTCTGGAACACGGTGTTTGCACACTGCAAGGACTGGCTGACGCTTGGCAAACACACGATGCTCGTCTGCGACGAGCTGAGCCTGCTGGCGAACGGGTCGGACGACGTGTTGAAGAATCTGAGGGAGCAGGGGCGTTCGTTCGGATTGATTCTCGTGTTTGCCACCCAATACCCGACCCAGTTGTCCGACACGTTGTTGGATTCGTTCCTGGGGTACACGACGTTCATCAGCTACAACACGTCGATTCCGCGCATAGCCACGCTGACCGCGGCACGTCTGACCGACAATGAGGGATTGGATGGGTGGACTGGAGGAGCGGTGACGAACCTCCCCAAATACCATGCCGCTGTAAGAACCAGAAACATGGAACAGATCCAGCCGGCGTTCATCGTGAGCGTGAAAGACTTCGACGACGGTTATCGTCCCGGCGACAAGTAGGACCGCAAAAAAACATGCCAACCCATCCGGCTTCCATTGATGCCGGATGGGTTTTTCTTAATCTGTGTTCCCCGTGTTGTCTGAGAATGCAAGAAACTTTGTTAAAAACCGAAAACCTATCGTTATCAACCGATTCCGTTGATACACTCGGGAAACGCAGGAGGGTTCCTTCAAACCAAATTCGAAGGGAATCCAATAATGGGCAACACCATAGAAATCGCCGCTTCCAGCAATCTTGTCGGAAGCTATCACGCCATGTTCGACGGCATCCTCAACTCGACCGCCGGACAGCTCATCACCAAGGTGGGCGCCGCTGCCGCAGTGATCTTGGCCTTGGGGTTTATCCTGGGAGGAATCAGCAAGGCGATGGGGCGAAGCAACCAGCTGGTCTCCATGTTCTGTCCAAGCGTCACACGAGTCATCGTCGTTCTCGCCGTCATCTTCATCTTCGCTGGCCCGACCATAACCATTCCGGCATTGCTGACAGCTCTTGACTGGATCGTCAACGCCGTGGGCAGCCAAGGCAAAGACTACCTCGGAATCTGATCGGGGAACATATTCATGGGCGAGCAAAGACAATTGCATCCAAGGGAAACCATGGATGACATCACCGAGGTCTCATCCACCGCATCAATCGAACGTAAGAACACGTTCATGATCACGAAAAGCACGGAAGCCCGATCCAAGACCGTGTTCTCGACAATCATCGGCGGTGTTATAGGACTGTTGATCTGTCTTATGCTCGCCCCGATCATCGGCATCACATTCGGCGTGGTGTTCATCCTCATCGGCTTGGTCGCCGCACCATTCCTCATGGTCGGCCAAGTCAAAGACCGGACCCAGCAGGTCCGATGGAAAAGACTCCTCAGGAGATTGCAGAGCCGGAACATCGCCGGAGAGGTTTTCTACCCCAATTCGAATCAGCCAGAGCATCTAAGCAGTCTGAAGGAGATGTGGATACTGTGAGCGCTTCAACCCAGATGCAGCCCAGCCTCCCGGTCAGGATGAAAGCGCGACGGAACATGCTGTTCATTGTTCTGCTCGTCGTTCTGATGACAGTGGCCGTACTGCCCTCCCAAGCATTCGCCATGGTCGAGAACGATGGCGGTGCGAGTGCGCCGGCATGCGCTACGACCACAAGCACCCAAGTCGATTACACGACATGTCTTCCGTCCGGCCGATGGGGAAGCAATGTCGGCAGCATAACCAGCCGCATCGAACCATCGAGCGGCATCCTTGGTTTCATCGCCAACGTGCCCGCCATGATCAGCCATACGACGAGGGACATCCTGCCGAACATGCTGATGCAGATCACGCAGCTCTGCTGGTCGTGCGCCTTGTCGCTAAGCCAGTTCGCGGCAAGCTTCACCCCATTGAAGACCGCCGGAGCGTCGGTCGACCACGCCACGGCGAACCTTATCGACAGTGTCATGGCCGGCGGCATTCCCGCGGCGTTGATGGTGACCGCCATCGTCGTATGGCTTCTCGCGGCGGGATTCGACATCGGGACCACGAAAGAGGCGAGCAAACGACTGCTTGCCACGGTATTGTGTCTTGCGGCTCTCATCGTGTTGGGGACAGGAGCCTCGAAAACCGCGGAGAATGCGACCGAACCGGCGACCGGCAGTCCCTGGTGGGTCGTCAACACCATCAACGGCGCAGTCAACAAGCTCACCGTCGGACTTGATCTGGACGGGTTGAACGACGGCGAATCGAACATGATGGCGTTCAGCAACAAAGCACTCAACCGTAATACGAACTGCCAGGATTACCTGTATGCCATGCACCAGCAGTACGACACCGCGACCAGCGGCAACGGGGGAGACACATCCTCTATCACCAAGGCCGTGAACCGCATGTGGGAGGAAACGGCTCTCCGATCGTGGGTGACGATGCAATGGGGTAATCCGTCAGCGGGGCCGAACACGCCGTCAGGTGTGGCCGACAACGCACAGCAAGCGTACTGCCATGTGCTTGACATGAACACGAACACCGATCCTGCGGTGCAAATGACATTGACGAATGCGGCAACCGGTTTGAGTATCGATTCCAGCACAGCGGAATGGTTGTTCAGCGAACACGGTTGGATCGACCCTCAGGACAGTTCCGTCAATGACAAGGAAAAGGAGCAGAACGACCGGGATAAATATGTTCGACTGACCAGAGCGGGGATCTTTTGGGAGACCTGCGGTATCGACGGCAGTGGGAAGGTGTACGGCCGTGACGGCTGGAACATCCTCGTCAAAAACATGGGGGACAAGGATACAGGAGCCATCAAAAACGGGAAGCTCACCGTCAGATTGAAGAAGGATGGATTCAGCGACATCTCAGGCGGGAACGGGGCCCACTTCTACGGGGACGATGTCAAGGTAGACCAGAACATACTCCAATTGTGCAATGTGGCTTTGGGCACAAAGCAATTCAAAGGCGACCAGTATCAGGCCTTCCACAACGACAATGACTTCCGTGATTCGAGCGGCAACGTCCAGAACACGGACATCGCCGATGCCGCGAACCTGGGCTGGCGTTTCGATATCCCCAACGTCGGCGGAACCTGGCGTGAAGCCAACCTTGGTAACACGCAGGATTCTTCGACCGGAGAAGGAGCGATGCGAATCACCCTGGACAACCTGTACGGCAATTCAGCGCCTGACAATCTGGGTGCATTCGGTTCCGTGCTTGGTGGCATCTGCAACATGATCGTCTGGGGATTGCTCAGCGTCATCCTCATCATGACCAAGCTCATGCTCGTCCTGATGGTGCTGTTCCTCGTCGTAGCGTTCCTCGTGAGAGCTTTCCCCATAGGCGAAGCTCCGAAGAACGTGTTGAAGAACTGGGTGAAATACACGTGCAACCTGAGCATGACCGGCGGATTGTATTCGGCTTTGGGAGCCATCGCCACATTCATCTGCCAGCTTATGTTGAAGTTCTGTTCCGAAATGAGCAGCAGCTTCATGTACAACGTGATCAGCGGTTTCAGTCCGGTGCTTGCAATCGCGGCCATCAGCCTGTTTTGTACCAGCGTGCTCAAAGTCGGCAACCCGTTCAGTTTCAAAGCGATGATGGGAATCGCCACCGGTGGAGCCATGGCAGGCGGAGTGCTGGCCGGCCTCAGGAGAATCGGCGGAGGAATAAGCAGCGGTCTCCTCATGGGACGGCTCCTCACAAGCCGAAACCACGGCGGCATGTCCAGTCGCAACGCCGGACCGCGCCACAGGATGTTCGGTCCCACCGCCGGCGAAAGCAAACTCGACTCCATGCTCGATTCGGAGAGGAAGAATCTTGACCTCGACGGCGGCGACCGCAACCTGTACGGACGCAACGCGAAAGAATACGATGCGATCGCAGCCCGCGGAGCAGACTCCCTCAGTTATAGATGGGGGCGCATGAACGAAGGCACCGTACGCGGGTCCCTCGCAGGAGTCGCCGCACGTTTCGCCAACCAAGCCGACAGAGCTCAGGCGTTCATGACGGGCGGCATGTCCTACGATGATCGCGTCAAGAACTATATGGCCCGCCATCCCGGCGCATCGCTCGGCCGCGCCCGTACCATGGCAAAAGGTGCAAGCCTGCTTAATCAGACCGCACGCGGCCTGGGCGGAGGAGCTATGCTGTTGGGCGCGACAGGCAAGGCAGCCCTAGGTGTCATGCAATCCCAACCGTTGCGTGACGTGGTCAAGCGTGGCGCCAAAGTCGCGGCGACCGGTATCGCCGCTGCCGCACTCACATCCAACCCGATCACACTGCCGGCAGGTGCAGTCGCATTGGGCAAGCTCGCCACCAACCGTGACTTCTGGCATGGAGCCAAGGTCGGAATCGGCGCACTGGGAGCCAGAGCGGAGAAGAGCCGCAACGAAATCCTAAGCCTGGGCAACAGGCCCACGACGGTCATGACTCCGATTGCTCCGGTCGAAGACAATCCGTTCGATCTCGATGAATCATTGAACGAGATGCACTCCGAGGACGGAAGTCTCAACTCCGATGGAGACAAGGCGTTCGGGGTGGTGGAGAACAGCATGATGCACAACTTCCGGCAACAGGGCCACATGAGCGAGCAGGAAGCCGCCGACGCATTGGAGAGCGCGCGTATCACGGGAGAGGTCAAGGAAGCAGCGGCGAAATACCATGCGAACCTCAACGCGCCGAAGAACCCACCTCGCCAGAAAACGTCTGACGAGTTCGAAACGGATGGAGATGCATTCTGATGAACACCGACACTGTTACTCAGACGGCTGGGCAGGGAGCCGCCGATTTTCTCACCGTCCTGTTCGCTTGGATGTTCACGCCAACGGGAGCCGTGCTGACCCTGCTCCTGTTGGCGGTCGGCGGCGGCAGCGTCTTCATGAAGATCATGGGACGTTCGATGAGAATGTTGTCCGTTGCGGCGAGGATATGCGCGGGCCTGTTCTTCGTGTGGGTCATCAGCGGCGTCCTGGAGGCGATGGGCATTCCCATCCGTGAATGGATGCAGGGGATCGCTAGTCAGCTCCCGGATTTGGGCGTGTTGCTCAAAGCGTTTTTGGAGAGGCTGTTGTTTACGGCATCCTAAAATTTTCGCAAAGAACTGTGGGAATGCGGGAATGGTTTGGCAGATGAATGCGGAAGTGTTTTTTCTGCCTGATCATTCCCGCATTGTGTTGTTTTCCTGTTGATTGGGAGAGCTGGTTCCACAAAAAAATGCGCCTCTGCTACACTGAATGTGGCCACATAAAAAAAGCGCGTCCCACGCCTCCACCTTGGCGGCGGAAAACGTGAACAGAGGAGAAAACAGCATGCTGAAAAGCACGATTCTTGTCGCGGTCGCCGACATCAAAGGCGGCGTCGGAAAAACGACGACAGCCATGCTCATCGCCGGATGCCTCGCCCGACGCGGCGAACACGTCACGGTTCTGGACGCCGACAACACCGGTGGCGCGACGCTCTGGGACGAATACGTGCGAATCGAGGACGATCGTCGTCGCAAAGAAGACGAAGCCAACGGGACTCCGCACAAACCCTACAAGCTGGGTTTCGACGTGATCCAAACCAATGACGTGATCCTCGGAATGCCCGACAGGATTCGCGAACGCTACAAAGGATGGGTCATCATCGACACGCCTCCATCCGATGCGGGAACGGTGCAGACGGCACTCCAGGCGGCCGACGTGTCAATCATCCCCTGCCAGCCGTCCATCAGCGATTTGAGCCATGCAGGGAAAACCTATGCGGCCGCCAGAAACGGCATCATCCTGCTCACGCGAGTGAAAGCGCGAACCAAACTCGCGCGTGACGCAGTGAAACAATTGGATGATCTGGAGGCAACACGATTCGAAACGGTCATCCACGAGCGGGAAGCCATCAAGAATCTGTACGGAACCAACCAGATAGACAACAGGGATTACGCTTCCGTCACCCAAGAGCTCATTGACCTCGTCAAACAGTTCGGCATCGAGTAGGAGAGTTGAAACATGGTAAAGAATATCAACAGCGCTTTCGGACGCGGCCTGCAGGACACTCGCGACATGGGGCGTCGGCCTCTCCTATCCGAACCCCCCGAACCGAAGATGACGGTCGAGGCTCCCGAGCAGAAAGCAGTCTCTGAAGCAATCCCGGAAGATCATGAGACGAAAACGAATGAAGCATCCGGGAGGGCCGGCCGGAGGAAGCCCGTGTATTCGTTCGACCGGAGGCTCGGCACGAACCTGACGGATGAAAACTATCTCGCGCTGCGAATCAAGTCGGTCGAGACGAACATGACCACGCAGGCTCTTCTTAACGCCGCGGTGGAACAATGCTTCGTCAACGGAGGACTTGACATGGAGCTGGCCAGAAAATACGCGCAGACCCGCTGACACAAAAAGAGACTCGGCTCATATTCCGAGTCTCTTTTTTCTTTTCCCGACTTCCACCGCTTTCACGCTGAGACTCCGGATAGTCTGACACTAGATAACACGTTCAGATTCTCAAGGAGACGCAGTGGCACGAAAAGCATCCGTTGAATCTCCAATGGACATCACCGAAGACAAACGGAAGAACGAAGTCGAACTGACGGCAATCAAACGCGCCATGCGAAACACCCGCTGGTGGAAAGTTTTCATCACCGTGTTCATGATCGCCGGAATCGTCGCTCCCGTCATCAGCATTCACGCAATCAGCACGCTGCAGGACATGGGTTCCATGTTGAGCGCGAAATACAAGGAGATCAGCGTAGACAAACCAGGGAAACAGGCAGCCTTGGCGTCCGTCAACAAATGGTTGGACACAAACAAAGGACCATTCCGTTACGGGACCACGAACCTGTTATGGGATTCGGCGACAAAAGTCGGATCCAGTGACGAGGACACCGGAACAGGAAAGGAACATACCGACTGGTGGAGCCACCAGTTCTCCCTGACCGACCTGTCCGACGGATCCACCCGCGACGTAACCCAGCTCATTTCATGGAAGAACAACGTGGCCACCGCCGTGGGAGAGCCAACAGTGCTGCCGTTGAAAGCAAGCGGCGCTGGCGGAGCCCAATCCTATACGCCATCCGGATACTCTCGCATCGACCAGGCGTCCAGCTTCCAGAACGTCGTCAACGCTTGGGCGAAAGCCTACATCGGGAAAGACAGCAACGCGTTCACCGTGCTGGTCGGGGATCCGAACAGCGAGCACGCCTACCAGCCAGCAGCCATCGGAACATTCAAAAACGTGAGCATCAACTGGCTTGTGGAGTGCGACAAGAACGGGCAATCCGTACCAAAGGAACAATCCAGTGACACGCCTCCCTATGCTGCGGCGTCGATCAGCATCACATTCGAACCGTATGCCGCGATGCAAGACAGTTCCGATAAGGGAAGCGACACGTCATCTTCGGACAACACCGGCGGCTCGACCGTCAAGACGAACATCACCGTACTGGTCAAGAACCCTACATCCGGCAACGCGAAGATCATCGACTGGGGAGCGGATGGCAGCATCAGGACGTTGAGCCCCTATGCGAACGCACTGAACAAAAGCGACGTGACCTCGGCGAACTCCGACGACGAGACCGGCGGCACCGATTCCGCCGGGACCACATCGCAGGACACCCAGTCCGACGATTCCACCGCCGACGGTTCCAAGGCATCATCAGGCAACGGCACGTCGGACAACACCTCAGACGGCACATCGTCGGACGGTACGGCATCCGACAGCCAAAACAACTAAGGAGACCATCATGGCCAATGACAAGAAACCGGGACTTCCCCCATTTGCGGAATTCGTCAACAGCAACGCCGACCTGTTCGGAGCGATCATCGTCATCCTATTCGGCATCGCGGTCGTCTGGACCATCATCAGCGGACTGTTCTAGAAGAGGAAACCGTCGTGGCATCGAGAAAAAACAAGACCGGCATAACCGTCGCCGGCATCCTTGGCGGCTTGGCCATCGTGCTCATAACCATCATCGTCATCATCCAAACCGGAGTATGGGCCACGGTCGCCCCACAATTCGGGTTGCCTGCGATAACCAGCATCAGTCAGATACTTCCGGGCGAAGACTCCATGCAGAAAACAAACATCGGCTTGGGGCTGAAAAAACCGGACCTGTCGAAAATCGAAGGCCAGATCAAAGACGGTCTGGCCTCCTCGGGGAACACCGGAGAAAAGGATTCCACGAACACGGATATGGGAGCGAGCGGACTGCCGGCTTCCGCAGCAAGCCCCATGAGCGTGTCCGAAGCCATCACAGCCGCCCGGAACCTCCCGACCGAAACACCCCATACGAAGGGCTACAATCGCGCCGAGGATTTCGGGGACTGGCAGAACAGCGACCAGCTTTGCGGATACGGAACCACCCGCGACTACATTCTCAACCGTGACCTGACCAATCCGGTCATGGACTCCAATTGCAAGGTGCAATCCGGGACACTGCATGACCCCTATACGGGCCAGACCATCAACTTCCGGAAGAGCGTCGTGAAGAATGGGAAGACCGTCAGCGGAGACAGCACCGCAGTGCAGATCGACCATGTGGTCGCCTTGAACGACGCATGGGCCTCCGGCCTGTGGAAGAACTCAAGGAAAAACGATCGCGTGAAATACGCGAACGATCCGGACGTGCTGCTTGCCAGCCAGGGGGATGCCAACAATGCGAAAAGCGAGGGCATCAACCTGTACGGGAGCGGTGTCCCCAAGAAGTCCGTCGGACGATGGGCCGCATCCACCCCATCCGTCTGGCTGCCGAGCAACAGCGGCTACCAGTGCTCCTACATGGCCAAGCGCGTCTACATCAAAGACAAGTATGGACTTTCCATGAGCAGCTGGGAGAAAAGCGAGACGATCGGGTTCCTCGAGCAATGTCAAACCGCTGGGGAATAGGAAAATCTGGGAATTCGCTGTTTCTTTCAACATCCTGCCGTTAACGGCTGAAGAGGCACGGTATGTTGAGATATCGGGACGAAGGTTCATTCCTCAGCCCAAGTCCCCTCGGTGTTAATCCAGGTTTTTCGGATTCTCCTATGGTGCGGCTTCCCCTTGTGGACTTTTTGGGTGAGCCGCACCTTCTCTTTTTTCTGAAACAATTCTGTTATGCCTGTTAAACTGAATATATCTACATAGAGTATGGAACAGCAAGGAGATCCATTGTCTGAAGACAAGACCGAAAAACTCGGCGACTTTATGCGCCGCGTAAAAGACGACACGGTGCTCAACCTGTACTTCGTCACGGAGACCGGGTCGAAAAGAATACCGACACCACTGTTCGGCAACCCCACTGCGGAACAGCTGAGGGACAACAGGTACCTGCAATCCCAGGTGGTCGCATTCCGCAAGCACTATTGCAATGAGGTGATCAGCAGCGGATGGACCATCCACGTGGATACCAAGTTCGATCAGGCGGCTTTCGAGAATGCCTAGAGCGGATAGAGGCTGGAGAATCTGCGGGCATCGGTTCGGCTTTCTCGGCACCAGGTGCCTGCCTTAAGCCGTGAATATCTTTCATTGGGATTTTCTTCTACGATATATGCCTGTTATACTGAATATGTCCACATAAACAATTGAAGGAAGAAACACCAATGAGCCACGCAGCCAACACAAGCATCCAAGACATCCAAAACGGAATCGGAGACTTCGCGCTCCTTCCCGAAGCAGACCGCAACAGCCTCGACGGCTATATGAAACTACCCGAACAAAACCGTCTCAACACCTGCTCCCATGGATATCTCATCGAACAAGGCGTGAAATCACACATGACCTACCACGATGACGGCAGCGGAGACTGGACACTCTGCAAAGACGACCCGGACTATGGGCAGTATGTCGCAGCAGGCAATCCAACGAGCGTTCCCGCGAATCCCGTCATCTGAATAGAAAGAACGAAATCATGTCCATTAAGTCAGCGCAAGCGAAACAACAGCTCAGAAACAGCGATGGCACATTCGCCAACGAGAACAAGAATGCGGGATTTCCCTCCAACGACATGATTCAGCGTGCCTCCAAGTTGTTAGCGAAAAGCTCGGCGACCGTTGATGAGCCGATCATCAAGCCCTCCGTGAAGTCGGAAGGCTACATGGGATCCACCGCCATCACCGGCGGCAAATACGATGCCAGTCGCAGTCCGGCGGAAAACGCGAAACTCATGCGCGCGGACATCAAAGCATTGCAGAAGAACGGTCAACTTCCAAAAGATTGGAAGATCGGAGTCCGAACAAGTACAGGTTCCGCAAGTTGGAGAGCCCGATTCACCATCCAACTGCCGGAAGGCGAATCCTCCACATACGTGCCGACCCACGCCGAATATATGGCTGCGGATTCCGAAGACCGGATCATCGGTCCGGAACACAGGGCCGGACGAGGAATCATCGAAGCTCATGGAGGAAGCGCCTCCTCCGACGAATGGGATGAAACAGCACGGCGAATCAACCAGAAAATCCAGAACAACGAACAGCTGACCGTAGAAGAGCAAGCCTGCGTCATCGAAACTCCAAAAGTCCGCAACGCAAAGAAACTCTGCCAGCAGGTCGGCGACCAGTACACGTATCAGAACAACAACGCCATGGTCGACTACTTCGACACGGACGGATACGTCACCGTGCAAGCCGTGACCGGAATCAAGAAACCAGAAAACATTGACATCCTCCCCGCATGAATGCGGGGGATTCCCGAATCTTACGGTTCGGGTTTCTGTTCGCTACGACAAAACAAGAAAGGAGGGGACGCTAATGCGAGACCTTGGTTCCGGTTCTGCCGTCCTTGCAGACGCTAACCGCAAGCCCTGCGGCGAGGATGTTTTCGGCTGCGTTCAAATCCCTGTCATGGGTTGTTCCGCAGTCCGGGCACGTCCATGCCCTGACTTTGAGGCCGGGCATGCCCTTCGGCCCGGTCTTCGCCCCGCAGTGGGAGCAGATTTGCGTGCTCGGATAATACCTATCGATGGTTATGAGCTGTCGCCCATACCATTCGGCCTTGTATTCGAGCATTCGACGGAACTCCGACCATCCGGCGTCCATGATGCTTCCGTTCAGCCCGTTTTTCGCGGACTGGCCGTTGGGGAGCCAATGGTTCGGATTGTCCGGGTCGGGTTTCGGCGCGCATCTTTTGGCCATGTTCTTCACGTTGAGGTCTTCGAGTACCACCGTTTGGTTCTCGCGGATTATCCTCGTGCTCAACTTGTGGAGGAAGTCACGGCGCATGCCCGTGATTCTGGCGTAGGTGCGGGCCACCTTGAGGGCGGCTTTCCGACGATTGTTGCTGCCTTTGGTTTTGCGGGACAGCGTCCGTTGCTCCCGTTCCAACCGTTCGGCGAGTTTCTTGTAGTGGCGTGGGTTCGCTATGGTCTCCCCGTCGCTGGTGACGGCGTAGCTGTCCACTCCCAAGTCGATTCCGATTGCGTTCCTTCGGGCGGGGAGAGGGCGGATGGTCTCCTCCACGAGGATGCTGACGTGCCATCGTCCGGCGGCGTCCAAGCTTACGGTCACGGTGCTCGGCTCCGTCTTGCGGGGCAGTGTTCTGGACCATCGTATCGGCAATGGTTCGCGCATCTTGGCGAGCGTGAGTTCATTGCGTTTGGCGTCCCATTTGAACGCGCTTCGAGTGTATTCGGCGCTTCCGCCGTGGGATTTGGCCTTGAATCTCGGATAGTCGCCGGTCTGCTTGAAGAAGTTGGAGAACGCCGTCTGCAAGTGTCTCAACGCCTGTTGCAGTGGCACGCAGGACACTTCGTTCATGTACGAGTATTCAGCTGTTTTCTTCCATTGGGTGAGCATGGCGCTGGTCTGGACGTAGGTGACGCTCCTGTGCTCCGCCGTCCATGCGACGGAACGGGCTTCCAACGCGAGATTGTAGACCTTTCGGCAGCAGCCGACCGTGCGCCTGAGCAGTTGTTCCTGCTCGGGTGTCGGGTAGAAGCGGAACCTGTACGCCCGCTTGCATGCATGCCTTCTGACCATGTTTCACATTATATCATATCAATCTGTGAAAGGAGGACGGTTTGCTTCCTCCCCGCCCTAAAGGACAGGGTCTCCGCAAACCAAAAAAAGATGAAACAGTGACGCGAGTCGATGACACAGCCCCGAAGCCACTGCAAGGCTTTACAGTCACCGCGCCCGTTCAGATTCTGGAACGCAACACCGGATGCTGGTGGGAGAGAACAATCACGGCACGAATCAGAGACGGCTCAACCATTCCCGTCGTGTTGGATCACGTGTATTGGAATTGGATCACCGGCACACCCATGCACATTCATCTCGACGGCATTCAACGCATCCGGGTCATCGAAGACAAGCATCATCAAAGAGAGGAAAACAATTGAGCGTGAACCAACCGTTGACGGACAGCGAAGCCAAGAAAATTTTCATAAACGGCGCGGAGGACTTCTATTCACTGTCGGCAAACCCGCAATTCTCCAACGTAGCCGAACTGTTTGACGCCTGGCTTACCGAGCATGATCGCCAACTGCTGGCCAAAACGGAAACCGAAGCAGGGAAACGAATCTCCAGCGAACTCAAACTCGAACATGCAAGCGACGCCCACGCCCGAACGGAACCATCCCGCGCATACATTCAAGGATGCAAGGCCGCGAGAAGCCTGCTCGAGGACGCCATCCGAGACATGACGCAAGAACAGGGGACGCTATGAGTTTCAACGAGAAGAAATTCGTCGCAATCCACTGCGACGAATGCGATGAACAATACGACCCCGAAGACGGCAGCGCTTATTACACAGACAAAGACGACGCAGACGATGACGCCAGTTCCGACGGATGGCAATTGGATGGAGACGAAAACCACTACTGTCCGCAACACTGGCATCTGACCTGCAGCAAATGCGGGAAAACAGCAATGGGAAATCATGACGAACTCATTGAAAACGGATGGGACTGCGCCACAGACGAGTGGCTGTGCCCGGAATGTCATTAAGGAGAAAATTTGAGCAAATTCTACGAACCATTAAAAACAATCGTCAAAGAGGATGATTGGAAGATCGTCGAGGAGAACGAACACACTCTGGCCTGTTCCTGTAACGGGTTGAACGGCTGGGCTATCAGCGGCATGAGTGTGGTGGAATATTCGCAACGACGTTTGGCTTTCTTCCGGGACAATAGGCTGATCGGTGAAATCAAACTGTATGACCTTGACCTGGCGGGACGAGTCGTTGATGAATACATGACCGGCGGGTTCACTCCGACCATGTTCATTTCCTTGGATACGACGATGGAACAGTGGTGCCAGCAAATCGAAGACGCCTATGCAGGAGTGCTGACTGGACTTGAAGAGGAGGAAGATGCTGATGCCGGAAGCCAATGAGAGCATTGCACCTTTCACTCTGCTGGGTGGAATCCTGTATCTAAACGAGTTCGAACTGTTGCCGGGACTGTCGGCTGACGCTTGCCGGAATATCGGACGACTGCGGCGTAAAGCCGTATCCTCTCATCTGGTAGGTGACAGGAAAACGGTTGTCTCCTGTGCCAGACAGATCAACCGTGTGGTCGAAGCAGACAAGCGACGCCGAGAACGACTCTCCTCCAACACCGGTTTGTCAAGGGTTCGCCCGCCTCTAAGGCGGGCGGTGAATTGACATAATCCTATGCTATACTGGTATTCAGTCGTACCTATCAGAAGCGAGGTGTTTGCAGTGAAACTAGAATCAAATCATCATTCGGTGTTCCTCATGCATTATCATCTCGTGCTCGTCGTGAAATACCGTCGCAAAGTCTTTGATGACGAGATATCGAACCGGGCTAGGGAGATTTTCGAGTACATCGCGCCCAAGTACGGCATCACGTTGGAGGAATGGAATCATGACGTGGACCACGTGCATGTGTTGTTCCGCGCCCAGCCGAAAAGCGAACTGTCGAAGTTCATCAACGCTTACAAGAGCGCCAGCAGCCGCCTGTTGAAACAGGAGTATCCGCAAATCAGACAAAAACTCTGGAAAGAGTATTTCTGGAGCCGTAGCTTCTGCCTGCTCACAACTGGCGGCGCTCCTATTGAAGTGATACGGAAGTACATTGAGAACCAAGGTGAGAAAGGGGTGGAATAAGCATGAGAACCCATACGGCGGTCAGATTCCGCGCCTATCCGACCGAAGAACAGGCACGGCAGGTAAACCGTACCATCGGTTGCGTCAGGTTCGTATACAATCTCATGCTCGAAACCCGCATCGCCCACTACCAGACCACTTGGGAGTCATGCTATCCCACCCCAGCCTTGTACAAGGACACGTATCCGTTCCTGCGCGAAGTGGATAGCTTCGCTCTTTGCAACGCGCAACTCGCATTGGAGAAGGCGTACAAGAGGTTCTTCGAGGACAGGAAAACAGGTTTTCCGAAGTACAAGTCGAAACGTCGGGGCAGGAAGACATACACGACGAACCTGTCCCACGGCAACATCGAATTGGATGACAAGGCAAGGAGGTTGAAACTACCCAAGCTCGGATGGTTGGCGATCCGCCAACACAAGCGTATCCCCGACGATTGGAAACTGAAATCCGTCACCGTGGAGCATTGCCCTTCCGGAAGATACACCGCGACAATCCTTTTCGAGTACGAGACCCAAATACCCGAAAAAGTGAAGCCGGTGAAGACTGTCGGATTGGACTACGCGTCTCACGGCCTGTATGTTTCCAGTGACGGGGAGCACGCCGAATATCCGGGATACTATCGAAAAATGCAGGACAAGCTCGCCAGAGAGCAATGCAAGCTTTCCCATATGGTCAAAGGTTCCGCCAACTGGCGTAAACAGTGCAAGCGGGTCGCCCGACTGTATGAGAAGACCGCCAATCAAAGACGCGACTACCAGCATAAGAAAGCCAACAGGATTGTCGCATCATACGATATGGTCGGCGTGGAGGCTCTGAGCATGAAAAGCATGATGAGGAAACCCGAGCCGAAACCAGACCCCGAACGTCAGGGACATTATCTTCCCAATGGTCGCAAAGCCAGAAAAGGTTTGGCTAAAAGCACGTCGGACAACGCCTACGGCATGTTCTGCACCATGTTGGAATACAAGCTCGCCCGTCAAGGCAAACGGTTGGTTCATGTGGACAAATGGTATCCGTCCAGCCAACTATGCCACGACTGCGGTTACAAGAATCCTCTGGTCAAGGATTTAAGCGTCCGCGAATGGGCGTGCCCATCATGTGGAGTGTTGCATGACCGTGACGTGAACGCCGCCCGGAATATTCGGGATGAGGCAATGAGAATCATCGAGTAGCACGACTCATAAATCGTGCGAACCACAGGGCATGTGGGGATAGCCTGTCGATACTGAACCCACTGGGGTTCTTGAGCAGGAAGCCCCCGCCTCTACAGGCGGGGGAGAATGTCACGAAAGGTCGGCCGACACCGAAACAGAAACCTGTACAAAAGAAGAAGAACACTGGTTCCGGATACGATGCCGAATACCGGCGCTTCAGGGAACAGTTCATGCGTGATGTGAACGATCCGAAGAAAATCCGTGAAGCTGACCGTCTCGCATTCTTCAGGGGCACGCAAATCAATCTCGAAAACAACTAGCAAAAGGAAAAAAATCATGAAACATCCAATCCTTATCGGCCTCGGCATCCTGCTGGCCGCAATCATCGCAGTCGCCTTCCATCTGGCAAAAGACCCTGTCTGACCATGCCCCGATATCACAGTCGAGCCGAACGAGCAGCCGACCTGCTCCAGTCGCGTCGTTCCACGGTGGAATCCGTCGCCAAGCAGACCGGTTTGCCCGTCGATATCGTTCGCCAGATCAACGAGCCTATCGCCAAACGTCTGGCGGAGCAGGATGCGGTGGATGCCGCGGAACGTAGCATGAGGAAAGCCGAAGCGAAGATAATGCGCGAACAGTATCCGTGCCCGCTTTGCTCCACTGGTCATGCGGAACCGCATGACTGCGACACGTTCCTTCCCCTCGGGTTCATACACGGTGGCGAACGTGACGGACAAATGGACGGCTTCTGGTGCCACCCGTACTTCTGCTCCTGTTCGAACCAACGGTGCATCGCCTGTAATATTTTCCCCAGCGAAAGCAGGGAGGAAGCCGTCGAACGGTTCTGCGCCGGAGACTTCGCCCACGAAGACGATTTCATCGAACTGAAAACCGGCAAACGTTACCACTATTCGCAATACGGTATCGAACAGCAGATCCTCCGATACCTAGCTCAGTGGAGCGTCAGCCAGGTCAAAAGGCTCGGCTTCGACTCGAAGCTCGTGGACACCCTGGCCATGCAACGGACATTGGATCGCATGGGCGACAAATACGTTGACGTGTTCGACACGACGCTACTATGCCCTAACTGCGGGATGAAAGGCGAATATCGGAAAGCCGTCAGCCCGATCACTCATACGAAAACATGGTGGCGGGTCGGCTGCCCATACTGCAAAACCCGCACCAGATACTCGTTTCCCTCTCAGAGAGAAGCTGCGGAAAAATTCGAATCCGCCCAACTGGATACCAAACCATCAATCCTTAACGAAAAGAGCCTGACCGCCTGATTAGGCGTTGAGCGGTGTGCCGCAGTTCGGGCAGAAGTTGGTTTGTCCGTCCAATGGCTGACCGCATTTGGGGCAGTTGTTCGTTATTGCCGGCTGGGGGATAGGGGCTGGAACGGGTGATGTCACAGGCATCGGCACAGTGCTCGTCACCGGCGCTGCTGACGCAGGAGCCTGTTGTTTGACTGCAGAAGTGAACAGTCTGACGACACGTGGCGGAATATTGTCCACCGGCAGCAGGCTCAGGGATTGGATTTCCGCAACCAACTGTCCAGGCGTCACGACACGAACATTGCCCGGCCAGACGGCTTCGCTGACATCCGGGTTGCCGTTATGTCCACCCGGTACCATGCAGACCATCCATTGGGCCGCCACGTGATAGGTTTCGAGCGTGGACGCCCAATTATCGCGTTGGGTTGCCATGTTCTCGCTCATCTTGACCACGGGTGTTCCGTCCGAGCCTTTGATGAGGGCTCGACGGCTGATGCTCATGCGCACCAGGTTTCGTGGATCCAGATTCACGTATTTGGTGTCGCTGCCGCCCTTGTAGTTCTTCGCGTCCACGAACCAGGCATGCACCTGCTGTTGCGGGTCTATGCCGACCAGCACGCAGTCGATGTCCGCGTTGATGGGCTGGCGGTTCTCGTTGAGCCCGTACAAGGACCAGAAGGAGATGACGTTGAGCTGCATGTAGGCGATGATTCTGGCCAATGCGGATTCGCCCTGCTGGCCGGCCTGTACGGCCGTGTTTCCGAAAGCGGAATAGTCCAAGCCGGAACCCGGATCGCCGTACAGTTTCCCGAGCTGGCGTTCCTGTTGCAGGTTCGCGTTGAGGCTGGCTTCATACAACGGGTCGGGGGAGCCGCCGTTGTCGTGGTCTATCATGAACCAGCCATAATAGGAGTCCTCGTTGCTCATGGCGGCCACCAGTCCGTATCGGGGTGCAAGACGGTTCAGCTCCGTCTGCGTGTCCATAATGAGGGAATTGCTTGTCGGCTGTGGTTCGCCATCGTCATGACTCAGGATGCCGCGCAAAACGGCACCTCCGATAAGTGCGATAACCACACCTATCATGAGCTGGACGAACCCCAGTCCATTCGTCGCAGTCGATTCACCAGTACCGGCGAATGGCCGTATCGCATAATCAATACCCAGCGACATGACGATCGCGGATATTAATCCCAACACGCCCGTATAGATTCTGGCCCGCATGGTCTTGCAGAAAACCACGCGGACTATGACAGCGATGATGGTGACGATCAGCGCCAGTATTCCTATGCCGTTCAGCTCCTGGAAAAACGGGTCAAGATGCCCCATGGTTTATGTCTCCTCTCCTCAGTCGTGTATCGGTTGGCGGTATTCCAAAATCCGACGGTAGTCCTCCAAAAGGAATACCGTGACATCCATCTCACAGGACATCTGATAGATCTCGCCATCATATTCCCGTTCGGCCTGCACATAGTCCGCAGGGTCGATCAGAAACATGGCGGTTTCACGGCGCACACGCCATTCGGCATGGCTTTTCCCGTATTCCGCATGCGAATCATCGGCGTGCAGCCAGTGGAACAGTTCATGGGTGAGAGAGCATCGTTTCTGCACGTCGGTCATGTGCTCGTCGATGATTATGGTCTGGACAGCCTCACAGTAGAGGCCTGAAGTGTCGTCATCAAGTGTAGCTTCGATGACGTGGACTGGCTGGGTTTCCACGGCATCGAGCATCTGCTCGTAGGTCATGCCACGGTTGATGGGCATGTGGCGGTCGAATGGTGCGGCCGTCAACACGGTTGAATATCCTCCTATCGAATCGGTTCGAGAAGAGGATACTCTGACAGAACAGGGGCAAGCAGTCGTCACTAGCGGCCGTCACCGCCTTCCATTTCCGCGAGCTTATGCGGATCCTTGTTCGCCGCCAAGGACACGTCACCCCTACGTAGTTTCTCCAAAACGATACGCTTGCGCTCCTCATCGGTGAGGGAGTCCGGCCCAGGGGCATCCTCACCTGCGTTCCCGGATTCGATTTCGGTTGACGGGCAATGTTTCCGTATTGGCCGTCTTTCTTCGTCGTTGACGAGTGGCGGGGATGACGATCCGTCGAGGATTTGAACGATATCATCACCATCCATGACCGCGACGAACTGATACGAGGAGATCGAGTCGGCTCCCGTGGCTTCGGGGTGCGAATGGTCGGCTTTGAAATCGACATATGAAGTCAGCTGGCCGAATGTCATCCTCCAAAGCTCGCACATGCGTTCGAGGTCGGCTATACGCCATTCCTGCTCGTCGTTTACCCGTTCTCGGACGTATTTTTCGCTGCGTTTGATTCCACGCGCCAACGCACGGTTGGATAAACGACGTATGCCCATCTGGGATTTGACGCCGATGTTGATTCGTCGAGCGAATTCGCTGACCTCGATTTTCGTTGCCATGTCTCTATTCTACAGCTTTTGCGTCTATTTAATGCGTCACACCGACACGCCGATACTATTTGCGCCTACATGGACGCACCTGTATAACCTTAATTGCGCCCACATAGACGCAACGGATACATAGGAGACCTTTTCAGAAAATGACAAACCGCAAGGAAACACCATCAAAAACCGGAAAAGCGATCCGCGACCGGATAAACGCGATTATCGGAATCAACCGACATTCGAACTACGACGTCGCCCGCATCATCGACAAATCCGAACGCTACGTGCGTGTCCACCGCAAGGGCGATCTCGAATGGAGCCTGGGGGATGTTGAACGATACGGGGCGGCCACCGGCTACACGCCAGGCGAAATCATGGCGGACGCGTTCACGATAAAGCCGGCCATGAACGAGCGGTAGCACTGGTCCATCGCTAAGGAACTTATATGAGGCAATATGCTCTAATACATCGGGCCATCCTAGACGATCCGAGCTGGCGATGCCTGACACGTTCGCAGCAGAACCTGTATCTCCTGCTGCTGCTGAAACTTTCGACCAATCTCTGCGGCGTCGTTGACTGGCGTCCTAAAAAGCTTGCCGTCAACGCTTCGGATATGACTGTCGAGACGATAGAAGCCGATGCCGTCGTCTTGGAGAAGAAACTCTATATCGTACGAGACGAGGACACCGATGAAGTGCTGATACGTTCCTTCTTGCGAAACGACGCGCCTCTCAAAAGCAGCAAGACAGCCATCGCTGTTCGCTCTAGCTACACGGATACAGCTTCGTCGAAACTGCGTGGAGTCATCGTTTTCGAATTGCAGCGGCTGTACAAGGAGCAGCGTGACTGGCAGGGATGGGATCAGGTTAGGGACCTGCTTGACCTGCCATCAATCGACCCCCGGAGAATTGTGTCAGGAGGTGAAGAAGCGGTATCCGACGCTCTCAAACGGTATCAGGAAAGCTCTTTCTCTCCCCTACGGGATACCTCATTCGATACCCCATCAGATGGGATATCTCAAGGGGTATCGGATACCCCATCAGATGGGGCATCTCAAGGGGTATCGGATACCCAATCCGATTCATATTCTCCCCTTATACCTAATACCTTATACCTAATACCTAATTCCTCTATCCGTGCAAAAAACGAAAAATCGGCGGACAAGTCCGCCTCAGAGCCTGAAAACGAGAACGCTTCTTTCGAAGCTTCTCAGAGTTCCAGCAGGGTCGAGGAAACCTCTCCGGTTCAGAAGAAACCTTCCGCGGTTTCTTCGAAGAAGAGAAAAGTTCCGAAAAAAGAGAAGAAGCCCACGGCCCGTCAGACCGTGTTGGCCCCGGACTGGAAGCCCTCGCCCGAACTGCGCATCGCCACGGCCAAGGCGGGAGTCAACCTGATCCGCGAAGTCACCCTGTTCGTCGCCTACTACACGCAGGAGAAACCCGAACACCGCAGCGCCAACTGGGATGCCACATACAGGCGTTGGCTCGAACGGGACATCCAAAACCTGAAAATGGGGCGCGACCCCAACAACATCGCGCTACACCCGGAGAACCTGCCGGTGAACGGCAGGCTGCCGAAGAGCATGCTGAACGACATGCACAACGAGGAACTACAGGCGCGGGCCGCCGCCTGGGACGAAGCCCATCCGCGAGAGGAGGAATTCGATGAACTTTAACGAAGCTCTGCAGGTGCTGCGCCGCATCAACGTGCATCACGGGAACGCGCCAATCAGCGACGCGCAGGCCCAATGCTTCTACGAGGAGCTGGCCAGATCGGTGTCGTTCGACGAGGCCAACGCCGCGGTACGGGAATTCTACGCATTGCATCCTCACGGCGAATGGATGACGGTGGGGGATATCAACCTCGCCGTGAGAAGGAAACGACGGCAGTCGATGCCATCGGAGGCGACCATCACCCGGCTGATGGAGGAGAACCAGATTTCCGACCCCGACGAGATGTGGCAGTTCCGACGCTCTCTGCTCAAATCATTGGGCCGTGGCCGTCCCGCCACGCAGGCGGTGCAGCGTGCGTTGGAATTGTCCCGTCACCCGATGCTGGGCGGCCCGAGGGACGGGGCGACGAAAAGCCTGCCGCAGACACGGCCGGGGGGAAACCCCGATCCACGCGATCCGGCCCCGGTCACGACCGTCGTCCAAAGCATCATCGGCGGACTCTCGGCTCGGCCGCATCGGGCGGAATAGCCCCCGGCCATCGCAAGAACATCGAATCAAAAAACGCCATCAGAAAAAACCGATTGGAGAAAAAACAAATGGCAGACATCACCACACAAACAATCCGAGACACCTTCTTGGACAACCTTCCCGAAAACGTGACGCGCGAGGAGGGGGAGGAGTTCTGGAACGCATGGCTGGACAGGCAGCGCGAAGGGCATGAACCGGACATGCCGACACCTCCGGTCGGATTCCAGTACGCACCGGGCGAAGTGGACGAATTCGACTACGGCGAACCGGACTTGGAAGACGAGCAGCTGACTGAGGACCAGAAGCGAGACATGCTGGGACTGGTGCATGATTATGCGATGAACACGTCGGAACTGGCACGCACCATGCTGGACTGCCAGCATTTCGACGACCCGCAGGTCCGGGAGCTCGTACGTCAGACGTTCAAGGATCTCGAATGCGCCGGAAGCCACGTGTCTGACGCTTTGAAGCTGATGGGTTGGACTGCGGACGATGCGACGGTTGGCTGAAGTTTCTTCCGTTGCCGTCGATGCCGGGCCATGTGGCAACGGAAGAAAATCGGTTATTTTCAATAAAAAACCGGTTAATTACAAACCCTGAGGTTACAGTGGGAACTGTTTGAGAAAACTCAGGCAAGGAGAACCCTCGAAATGACCAAACGTAACAGCAGCGGTCTGCGCAATGCGGGCACCATCGCCACCGTCGCGGCATTGACCCTCGGCATGGCGGGGCCCGGCGTCATGACGGCCACCGCCGACGAAAACACCGCGAACGGCAACACCGGCACCAGCGCCGCCCAAGCCACGCAGGAAGTCAAATACACGACCACCGTGGCAGGCACGCCAGTCAACTTCACGAAGGACAGCAAAGGCGATTACACGGCAACCGTCCCCAAGGTCACAGGCAAGTTCCAAAACCAGGTGATCGTGTCCGGCACAGACAAGTCCCAGACCACTCTGACCACCAGCCAGAAACCTACGGACGGGAAAATCAGCGGCCCCGTCGTCTACACCAACGCCGACGATTCCGCGCCCAAGTTCACGTTGACCGTCACGGATTATGAAATCGTCGAAGACCAAACGGCCCAATGGAACGCCGCCGTTGAAGGCGAGACATACCCTCTCGACGTGAACGGTGACACCGCATCCGCGGTCCTGCCCGAAGTCGCCTCCTATCCGGGCGACATCACCGTCACCGACGGGACAACCACCATCACGCTGACACCCAAGTACCAGAACGTCACCGTGGAATCCGGCGACAAGCTGGGCCAGTTGAACGTATCCGGCACCGCCGTCTACAAGCAGGCCGCCGACGCGACGAAGAACACTCCGGCATTCGACGTAACACGGCCGTTCGCCTACACCTCGGGCACCCCGGTGACCGTGGACGGCACCGAAACGGAACTCACCAAGGTTGACGGCGGAAAATACCATGCGGATTACGCCGGTCCGACACTGGACGAATCCAACAAGCCCAGCACGGACACGGTGACCCTCACCGGCATCAAGACCACACTGCCCATCCAATGGGGCAAAGACGTGCAGGTTGTCGATAAGGGAACCGGCGACACCGCCAGCAAGTTCGTACGCCTCACCGGAACGGCTTCCGGCGAAGTCACCATCCAGGATGGCGCCAGCGGGAAAAGCGTCACCGTGCCGGTGGAAGTGGATGTCACCGCGGATCGAGCCCAGGACAAGAGCTTTACCGGCCTGACCGTGACCCGCACCAACGCCAAAGGCGAAACCACCGTATACGACGGGGCCAAAGACTTCAATGCGAAATTCAACCCCAGCACCCATGAATACACGTTGACCCTACCGGCCGATGCGGTCGGCGACAGCTACACGCTGGGCCTCACCCACGGTGTCGACGCCCAGGCATCCAAGCCGACGCTCGCGCTCGGAGAGGGAGCCTCCCGCGTACTCAAGGTCAACGTGAACGGAGCCGACTACACGGTTAACGTGAAATTCCAGCCGGCCGACCTGAAAGCAGATTCCCCCGCGAAACTCACCGGCCTGTACGTGAACAAGACCGGAGAAAACACCAAGGGCGACCTCATCGACAACTGGGATCCGAACCGACTCGACTACGTGCTCGCGTTGGGGGAGAAGGATCCAAGCCCATACGTGCTACCCGAAGCCCCCGACGGAGTCACCATCAAGGGCGGCAACATCACGCAGAACGCGCAATCCACCCGTCAGGAATGGACCGTCACCGACACCGCAACCGGAACCAGCCGCATCTACAGTCTGACCGTCACCCGCCCCGTGAAAACCGCGGTAACCGAATTCAAGCCCGCCGACCCAGCCAAACAGGCTTCCACAGTCGACCCGGCCAACCAACAGGACACCGCACTCGCATCGCACGGGTACACCGACAAAACCGGCAAATACGTCACATCCGACAAGGATTCTTACATCATCCCGGAAGGCGGCACTTTCGCCTACACGCCAAAGAACGGCCAATCCGCAACAGTCACGGTAGCCCACGAGGGAATGACCTACACATACACGGTCAACGTACTCGCCCCAGACGGCACCACGTTCGCGCAACACACGTACACCGTCACCTATATCACGGCAACAACCCACAAGGCGCAACTGACCGGCATCCTCGTGGACGGTACGGCCGTCAACGGATTCGATCCGGCCAAACATGAATATGCCGCATCCGTGAATGACCCGGACGAGTGGATGGTCTCCCCTCAATACGACAAGGTAAGCGGCATGACAGTCAGCACCGAAAAGAAAGGCGCCGACGCTACCATCACCGTCACATCCGGTGACGGATTGGTCAAGACCACCTACAAGGTGCATGTCACTCGCAAACCATTCGGCGGCAACGGGAACAATGCTCTCGGACTCGCCTCCACAGGAGTCGGCGGCGGAACCGTAGCGTTCCTGTCGATGGTGTTGATGGCTATGGGAACGGTTCTCGGACTCGTTGCACGTCGGCGCCAGCGCGGACGCAGCTTCTAATAGCAACGGCTTGCGACCGCATCAGGTCGCAAGCCTTCCCTTAATTTTCTCTGACTCGGCATGAAATGTCGGGCAAAAAACAAGAAAAGGAAAGAACATGATGAAACAAAAACGGATTGTCGCCGTAGCACTTGGCCTGGCCCTGTCCGTAAGCCCCATGATCATGTTGCCCACCGCTTTCGCGGATCAGGTATCAGGGAACCCGTCCTCGTCGATTTCGGCCCGTTCGACGGCTCCGAATCCGCTCGACAAGTTCAGCACCGCAGAGAAGGCGTTCCTCAACAATCACAAGGACGAGATCGCATCCGCCCTGGGCATCGACAGGTTCGACCCATCCACCACCGACTATTCCGGAGTCAAGGAATCGGCACTCGACACGATCGCGGACAAGATCCCCACCTCGAACACGGGACTGCTGAAGCCGATGGGCGCGCCGCTCGAGATTGACACGAACGCCGCCGGCTGGCTCGTCGACGGGAAGATCACGCAGTCCAAGTCTACCTCCGGCGACCTGGCGTACCGGGTCACGATCAAGGGCAAGAAGAGCGGCGGCACCGTCGCCTACACGCTGCACACCGCCTCACAGGATGCGAGCAGCAAAGCCGATCCGGGCGAGCTGAAGGGCGTGACCGCCACCGCCAATGGCACCGCCGTCAAGGACTTCAATCCGGTGAAGGACGGCACATACACCGTGCCCGACGGCGCGCAGGTGAAGATCGGCAACGTGCCCGACGGATGGAAGATCTTGGCGGCGGATTCGAATACCGGCACGCTCACCTTCACCTGCACGAAGGATGATGTGACCGTCACCTGGACGTTCAAGTACGATGACGGAACCACCACGCCGAGCACCGGGGACAAGGCCGATCCAAGCGAACTGGCGGGGGTGACCGCCACCGCCGACGGGAAACCGGTCGACGGGTTCAACCCGACGAAGACCGGCACATGGACCATTCCCGACGGCGCGGAGGTGAAACTCTCCGGCCTGCCCGACGGTTGGGCGAGCTATAAGAATCTTGACGCGAAACCCGGCACCCTGTCCTACGACATCAAGAAGGGCGACGTCACCGTCGTCACGTGGACGTTCACATACGATTCCACGACCGATCCGGACAAGCCCGCCACGGGCGCGGACGCATTGAAGGGCGTGGCAGCCACCGTTGACGGGAAACCGCTCCCGAGCTTCGACCCGACGAAATCCGGCACCTACAGGGTCGCCAAAGGCGCCGAGGTGAAGATCTCGAACGTCCCATCCGATTGGAAGCTTGACAAGACCGCATCCGACTCGAAGCTGGTGTTCACCGCCTCCAAGGACGGCACGACCGTCACATGGACGTTCGAATACCAAGGCAAGGACGATGACGGAGCCACCATCAACCCTGATGACAATGCCGGAAACAACAGCCAGAACAACAATGACGGCACGACTTCCAAGCCGCCGGCGAACGGCGTGAGCCCGCTCGCCTCCACCGGCGTGGGAATCGGCTGGGTCGGCTGGCTCATCGGCATCCTCGTCGCCATCGGCGGAGCATTGGGAATCACGGTCGCTGTCCGCAGGCCGAAGGGCAAGGCCACGGACGAGACCCCGGAAGCCGATGACAGCGAAGCGTCATCCGATCAGCCGCGAAACGCCTGACCCCATCGAAGGTTTGGAGGGAGATGCAAATATCCCGCCAAACCCCACGTTGAATCTTGATGCCATGCGGGACCCTCCTGCAAACCGGCTCCTATAGCATGACATCAACAAGGGATGCCGAAAGGCATCCCTATTTTTTGGCTCTGTTAAACCAACTTTGACATATGAACGAGGGGCGCTTATTCGAGAAGAAGTCCAGACCTTCAGTCTCTGGCCGTTATTATTAAATGGTTATCGATACTCTAAAGCCAGAGGTGTCCATGTCCAACATCAATGTTCAGGTTGCGGAAGTTAATGACGCATTCTTCAATCCGCGCCTTGCTGACAACCCATGCGTAAGCAGATACAATCTCAGAAAAGCTGACTTCGCCAATACGATGACAGACATCTATGAGTTCATGGGTGATCTGAATGTGATGAGCGTCGAACGTGGGTGGGGGCGATTCGAAGATATGCTTCAGCTTCAGGCACTGTCCAACGTTCTTTCAAACCTTCTTAACAGCACCATGGCGAAACATTCACGAGAACTTGTGGTCAATACTCTTCCAAACGGGCATCCAGATCTTATCCGAACCGGTATTTATCCAAACAATCTTGTGGCGGAAGCCGAAGATGGCGTTGAAATGAAAGCCACCAGAAACACCGGAGCAGCCGTTGACATGCATAGTGCAAGAGAACAGGACCTCTGCACGTTTGTATATCAGGTTGACGAACGACGAGATGACCCCGGTGTGCCAATCGCCGAAAGACAACCCCTCACCTTCACCGGAATATTCCTCGGACATGTCACCGAAGAGGACTATAGGCATAATGAGCGTGGAGAGCGTGGCACACGAACGGCCACACTTTCCAAGGATGGATTATCCTCCTATAGACGTAGCTGGGTCTATCTCACCAACGAGTTACGCGGAACGATATGGGCAAGACGCAGTCTCAATCTTCCAATGCTGTGAGTTTAGGAATCGCATTGCAGGCAAGATTGTAGTATTCGGAGTCTCGTTCAATGCCAAGGCTTGAATACCCCAATGATTCAGCAGCGGCTAATGTGGAGCCCGAACCGGCAAAGGGATCAAGGATCATGCCCATTCCTAGTGGCAGTGCTGCTCTGACTATTTGTCTCATCAGCTTCTGCGGTTTCAAAGACGGATGGTTGGCTATGGCCCGCTCTTCCTTGCGGGTCGGAGCCGACTTGATGACATCTCCAAATGGGTGATCGTCATCGATACGCCGCCAGCCGCCGGTACCATATTCGGCAAGATTGCGACCGGTTGTTTCATCCATTGGCTTGCGCATGATCACCCAAGGTTCAAATTGAGAACGAGGCATCACGCTTACATCCGGATATTCAGACTCAAATCCCTTTGGACGATCGCCCCCTCTCATGGTCTGGACCAATCGCACGAGCTGTCCTCGCGGTTCCAACCCGGCGGATTCCAAGGCCCCCGCTACAAGATGGCTCACAAGCGGATTTGTTGCCACGACGATGTTTGCGCCGGGGACAAGTACACGCAAAGCCTGTTCTCCGAACCTTCCGAAGAACTCGACTATCTTCTCTCGGTCAGCGTTCGTCAAAGTCGTAAATCGAGGCAGGGGGCTTCTTTTCGCGCCATCAAAGGATGGCGGAATCCGCCATACGCCTCCCTGCCCCTTGCGCAGTTTTGAAACTTGGCTCTTTTTGTACTCAACCAGTCCGTAAGGGGGATCTGTCACGATGGCCTGTATGGAAGATTCCTCAAGAGAAGCCATCACTGCGAATGCATCGCCCTGTATGAGAGTCGCCTTACCATATTCGAACCTAGACGTCGACTGACGGCTCATGGCATATAAGCCACGAGATACACGAACGATACCGCTGTCTGGCTTCTTGGCCTGCAATCGCAGTGACGAACGGATGCTGGACGATTCAAATGTTTCATTGAAAGAGTCCGCGATTCGGCACTCTATCTCAGTGACCGTCAAGGGAGCCTCCGATTGCGCCAATATGTTCGTAATGGCATCCCGAACCTGTCCAGGCTTCCGCACTTTTACCTCCTTGACGACGTCTAGACGTCATTATAGCACCAAAAGACGTCACATGATTGGCAAAATACGGCTAGTCTTCCCCTCTTGGCTGAGCCTTAAGTTCGAATGGCATCCCGTTTTCGCGTACTACGGCTTTGAGGAAGATGGTGACGGCTCCGGTCATGTTCAGCCCCAATGGCTCCAGCACCTTCATGGCCTGGTCCTTGAGTTCGGGGTCGAGGCGCATGGTCGTGGTGGGCGTGTTCGCCATGCCGTTCCCCCTTTCCCTGCAATATCGGATATGTACAGTGTACTTGCAATCTATGCCGCCATGCCCCAATACTCCATGTACGGCGGCATGATGCCGTTCCAGTCGCGGGTCACACCGGGGCATGGTTGCGCGTCCACCTGCCTGATGATGCTATCGTTTCGGTCGTCACGGAACGAGCGTCGCCACAGGAACCACGTCAGATAGGATTGCAGATGCTTCGTGGACACGCCCTTGAATCCGTGAAGGAACCCGTCGAGGTTCGAGTGGAGCGTGTTGATCCGGTTGATGCGATGTGACTTCGCGTCCACTTGCTCGAACACGGTGCCCAACGCCTCCAATGCTCCCGGATAGGCCGCCGCGGTGTCCGCCATGACGTGCGCTCCGTGCAGTATCCGGCCGTCCAACGCCTCGATTGCGCGTTGTTTGGAGATGACGCCGCGCCCGCTCAGTATGGCGAACGCCGTATCGGAATCGCTCACGCCGGTCATGATGCAGATCTGCTCCCTGCCAAGCCCGCGCTTGTGCAGGGAGGCTCCGCGATGGCGAGCGGTACGCGGCATGACGAACTTGCCCTTGGTGTGGTTGCCCTTGAAGCTCTCGCGCAGATACGTCTCGTCCAACTGGACGGATACGCCCGCACCGGCCACGAACTTCGGCAGATACCGTTCGAGGCATTTCAACAGACGGCGGCGCATGAGCCACGCGGTACGCAACGACACCTCGCAATGCGACGCGCAAGTACGCAATGCGAGACAATCCACGAAGCATTCCACGTACATCATCCACTTGGCGACCGGCAGCTTCGACCGACCGATCAGGGTATCCCGCGTCTTGGAGAACGTGCGCCGGCAGTCTCTGCACTGCCAACGCTGGGAGCCGTCCGGATTATGCCCCTTCCTTACGATGCCGATGGAACCGCAGCGCGGACATGCTAAGACATCGTCACGGCTGGCGATGGTCTCGTAGGCATCCTCGTAGATGACCTCACGTAATTCGCGCACCGCGCTCTCACGCTCGACCGGATTCATGCCCTTGAGCTGAATGCGTACCTCGTCCGCTAGCCTCATCGCCACCACCTCCAATACTGTAACCTCAGTGTAACTACAGTACTGGACGTAGAACCTATGTCAAAGCTGGTTTAACAGAGCCTATTTTTTTATTCAAAAACTTTGGTAAATACCGAAAAAATGTTGGAATAAACCGATTTTGCATGTACGTTGAAGGAAACGAAGACGACCATTCCCATCAGCCGTACGCCGAAGCCGATAAGCGAGTTCGGTCTGAAGCCGGGCAAATACAGGCCGTCCGCGGTGAAAGTCGCCGGATTCGACCCGTTGGACGCCAACCATGTCGCATCTACCGGTGGGGTCGCTTCCCGTCCTCGACAGGACGTGCAAACAAGGAAAGGAAAACACTGGAATGAGAGACAACCAAACGACACGGCGCATGCCAATGATCGTGACGGCAATGGCCTGTGCGGCCGCGAGCATGCTGGCCGGCCTGGCGCTGGCCCCATCCGCGATGGCGGCGGGTGCGACCATCACCCTGAACGGCGCGGACGGCAATTCGCTGGCCGGCCACACGTTCAACGTGTACCAGATCGGCACATACACGGACCAGATCCTGAACGGCACGCAGATCAGCAGTCTCGGCGTGCGCGGCACCACGGCGTCGAACGCGTGGGCGGCCGACGCGATCAGCATCGCCAACGCGTACGATCCAAGCACGGCCGACGACATCGGCAAGGTGTACGGCTATGATGACGCGGGCAACATCGCCAACATCAAGATGGACTCCCAGACCAGGCAATTGCGCAACATCAGCAAGGCCCTGGCCCAGTCCTCGAGGCGGCCGGCCGCCATCCAGGGCGGCGCGAACCTGACGACCACCCAGTCCACGCTGACGATCAACGTGCCCGCCGAAGGCCTCTACTACATCACGGACAGCGCGGGCAACCCGATCATGGTCGGCACGAAATCCGGCAACGCGAACATCATGAAGAACGACGCGAAGGACCCGCAGTGGCGGACCCTGGGCGTCGCGGTCGTCAAGGCGAAAAGCGTGAGGGTCGACAAGAAGGTCCAGGTGCAGCGCAACGGCGCGACGGTCGGCAAGGACGGCACCGCCTCCGATCCGGTCGGCGTGACCGTCGGCGACACCGTCACCAACACGGTCGAGGTGACCGTGCCGAACAAGCAGGCCGCCTCCGCGGTCAAGTTCAAGCTCATCGACCAGCCGAAGGGCCAGACGTACGTGAAGGGCTCGCTGAGCGTCCGGCTGAAGAACGCGCCGCGGACCGACATCACGGCCGACGCGATCGTCTACGACGGGACCACGCAGAACAACGCGAAGAGCATCCCCGGCGACCCGACCCTGAAGACCGCGGACAACAAGCCCGCAGACCCGGATCTCGCGATTCCGGCCGGCGGCTGGGGCATCGACGGCAGGAACCTTCTCGACAAATACTCCAACAGGACGATCGTCATCACCTACCGCATGACCGTCGACAAGGCCAGCGTCACCGATCCGGCGAACAACACCGTCCACACGTACGGCACGTTCACCGACGGCATCCGGTTCACCACGATCACCGACCAGGACAAGGTCGACATCAAGGCCTACGACTTCACGTTGAAGAAGGTGGACGCGGGCAACGTGAACACGCTGCTCGACGGCGCCCGGTTCCAGATCCAGCGCAACGGCAAATGGATGAAGCTCGACCAGAACACCGGCAAATGGTCGGACGCGGCCAACCAGGGTTCCGCCAGCGTGTTCATCACCGGCGACTCGAACCATGACGGGACGGTCGACAACAGGGACGACGCGAGCCAGAGGGGCCTCATCCGGTTCAAGGGGCTCGGCTACGGCACGTACACGGTCACCGAAACCCGGGAGCCGGCCGGCTACGCCAGCTACGCGAAACCGACGTTCACCGTCACCATCGACGACGCGGGCACCAGCATCCAGTACAGGGGCACCGGCACCGTGCCGAACCTGACCAGCAGGCTGGACAACAACACCGTCCAGGTCAAGAACGTCGCGAATCTGACCCAACTGCCGCAGACCGGCGGCGTGCTCGCGTTCGCGTTCTGGCTGGCCTGCGCCATGCCCCTGTTCGCGATCGGCGGCACCATGGCCGTGCGCGGCGCGCGCAACCGCCGCGACGCGCTGACGCTCACGCACGACGGCGGCAATCCGGCCGCCTGACACATGTCCCGGCCCTCCAGGCCGGGGTTCCGCCGATAGGGGGCGGGGTCGCGTCCCCTATCGGCCTCTCATCACCGAATGATTCTTTTTTATCCGGCCCGCCACGAGGGGTTCGTACGGGTCTTGGCCCATCCGTCGGAAGACATTGCGAGGGATGGGGGGGGGGAAGGAAAACCGATAATGCGCACATGGCTGAAACGGATGGTCGCCGGCATCGTGTCGGCGGGCACCCTGATGGGCGGCGGGCTCCTGATGGCGGGCACCGCGAACGCGGACGAGATCCGCATGCCCGACATCGGCAAGACCATCACGAGTCTGACGGCATCGGCCGCCACGACGTATCCAAGGGAGCTCGTCAACGGCGACTTCGAATACCCGAGCATGAAGAGCCTGCAACACTACTTCACCGGCATCGACCGCAACCGCAGCCAGTGGATCAGCAACGGACAGGGAGGCGACCTCGCCAAATGGTCCGACATCCCCGGCGGACTGGACACGACCAGATTCGGCTGGTCCAGCACCCAGACACAGGGCGCCATGTCCGAACAGCGCGCGAACGCCGTCGAACTCCAGAAGGCCACCGGCGAAACCACCCAGATGGGCGAACTGTGCGCAAGCCAGAAAGGCACCGCGATCTACCAGGACATCGCCACCACGCCCGGCACGCTCTACAGGATCGAGCTCGACCACGCGAGCCGCTACAGCATCCACCTCGACCAGATGCAGGTCATGGTAGGCGCGCCCGGCCACGAGCAGCCCGTCGAAATGACCCGCACCAGCTCGAACAAGTACGGCGACAAGATCGGCGAGAAGTCCACCACCATCGCCACGCACTCGACCAACCCGTTCGGCAACCAGTCCAGCAAGGACGACTTCAGCCACTACGTCGGCTACTACACGATCCCCGCAGGCCAGTCCGTCACCCGGTTCACGTTCAGGCAGGTATCCGGCGTGAACACGACCAGCGGCAACCTGCTCGACAACATCGTGTTCACCCAGGCGTACAAACTCGACTACGACAGGAACTCCGACGAGGCGACCGGCCAGACCCCGAACGACACCGCCACCGCCAAAACCGCCGGCAGCGTGCATGCCATCTCCGATGCCACCGATACCACCGGTTCCGCTGAGGGCAAGGCCGTGTCGGGTGTACTGACGGGCACGACGGTTGATGCCGGTGACGGTACCAGCCAGCGGACGATCACCCGATCCGACGGTTCCGTGCGCGTGGAGACCATCGCCACGACGGGCGCCGTATCCGGCTGCCAGGTCTATTATCCGGCCGGCACCAGGATCACATTGGCGACCGCGAAGATGGACTCCGACTGCTGGGATTCCAGCCAGATCGGCAAGACCAGCCGCACGTTCTACGGTTGGAGCGCGAACACGGACGCCAACGACAGGGACGTGCCCGTCGGCGACACCATGGACCGGAACACGCTGAACGCGAACGTCAGGACGGAGATCGTCATGCCCGCCAGGGCGAAGACCGTATACGCGTTGTGGGCCATCAACCCCACCCTGTCGTACAACGTGAACGCGCCCGCCGGCAGCAACGCGCCCGGCACGCCCGCATCGCAGACCGTGCCCTACAACACGGCCGCCGCCGACAAATCCGGTTGGGCGGCCGGCGACACGGGCAAGATTCCCGGCTACCGGTTCGACGGCTGGTACACGGCCCCGAACGGCGGAAACAAATACGATTTCAACACGCCGCTCACCGGCAACGTGACCGTGTACGCGCACTGGGTCGGCAACGGGTACACAGTCAGATTCGCCGGCAACGGGGCGACCGGCGGCAACACGCCGGATCAGGCGTTCCAATACAACATCGGCCAGAACCTGCGCCGGAACGGGTTCGTCCGCGACGGGTACACGTTCACCGGGTGGAAGCGCGCCGACAACCAGCAGGCGTACGGCGACGGCCAGTGGGTCACGAATCTGACCACGCAGCCGGACGGGATCGTCACCATGGTCGCCCAATGGTCGGCCAACGAGGCCCACATCCGCTACAATCCGAACCCGCCCGCGGGCAAGACCGCGGGAGGCCAGGGCACCCCCAACTGGGATGGCCACACCGGAGACACGCCGACCATCGGAGGGAACGGCTGGACGATCGACGGGTACACGTTCGCCGGCTGGGCCACCAGCCCGGACGGCGGCGGCACGAAGTACGCGCCGGGCGCCAGTTGGATGGCCAACGGGACGCTGACCCTGTACGCGCAGTGGACGCCCGGCGAGGCCGGCCTGACCTACGACGGCAACGGGGCGACCGGCGGCAAGACCGACCCGCAGACTGGCAAGACCGACGAGAAGATCAACGTGCGCGACAACGGATTCACCCGCGACGGCTACACGTTCGTCACGTGGAACACTCAGGCCGACTGCAAGGGCAATGCAGTGAAACCTAACAGCGAGTGGACGTTGCGTGGTTCCAGCACCCTGTACGCCTGCTGGGCCGGCGTTGCGCAGACCCTCACCTATCACGGCAACGGCGCGACCGGCGGCAACACGGCGGCGCAATCCGGCCACACTGGTGACGAGCTGACCACAAACGCCAATGGTTTCACCCGCGACGGATACACGTTCGTTCGTTGGGACACCGCCAAGGATGGTTCCGGCACCGCATACGGCGAAGGCAAGAACGGTGTCAGTCAGTACGTGATGAAGCCAGCAGGCAACGACCTGTACGCCATCTGGAAGGCAAACCCGGCAACCATCCAGTACCGCAACGACTGGCCGAACACCACAGGCAGCACACCCGACACCACGGGCGTCACCGGCCAGGACGTGACCATCGCCCGAAACGGGTTCACCCGCCCCGGCTACACGTTCACCGGCTGGGCCAGGGACAGGCGCACGAATCCGAGCCTCCAGCCCGGAGGCCGGTACACGCTCACCCCCGGCACCACGACACTGTGGGCCCAATGGAAGGCCGACCCGGCGCACCTGATCTACAACGCGAACACCGGCTCCACCAGCCAGACCCGCAGGACGGACGGCGTGGTCGACCAGACGCTCACCGTCATCGCCAACCCGTTCACCCGCACCGGCTACACGTTCACCGGCTGGAACACGCAGGCCGACGGCAGGGGCAGGGCGTACACGGCGGGCAACGGGTTCAGACTGGTCGCCGACCCGAAGAGCAACCCGGTCAACACGAGCGTCCTGTACGCGCAGTGGAGGATCAACCGGGTCACCCTGAAGTTCAATCCGAACGGGGGAACCGGCGGATACCCGGACATCACCGTCGACGCGTTCACGACGGTCACCATCCCGGCCGACGCGAAGGAGCCCAAGGTGCAAAGGCCCGGCTTCCGGTTCACCGGCTGGGCCATGAAACCCACGCCCGGCGCCGGTGACACGATCCTCAGCCCCGGCAAGGGCACGGTCAGCATGCCCGACCAGGGCAGCATCACCGTGTACGCGCAATGGGCGCCGGCCATGACCACGCTCCCGTTCACCGGCGGCCACGCCCAGGTGCCGACCATCGGCCTGTACGCGGGCCTCGTGTTCATGATCCTCGCCATGGGAGCGCTCATGCCCGTGATCCGGCTGCGCATGGGAGCCGGTAGCAAAGGCCGTCACGCCGGAACGCCGACCATTGGAAGGCATTCCCGGTGAGCATGGCCGTAGCGACATCGCGGGACGTGTGGGAGTCCATGCGTCTCGCCGTCGATGACAGGCGGGCCCGTGACAACCGGGTCCGTCTGCTCATCCGCCGTTCACGCGTATACGCCACCGCCGCTCTCATCTGCGTGGCATTGGGGCTGATACTCATTGGCATGCCCCGAATCCAGCAGCTCATCGGAGATAGGGAGACCGACGCTCAGGCCCGTTCCGTCAGTCAGTCCGCATCACTGTTTCCTGAGGGTAGCCGTCAGAGCGCGATCAAATCAGCAATCGAATACAACCAGCGACTTTACGAGTCGGGACAACCTCAGATCGGCGAACCTGTTTTTGATGGAAAGGTCAGGGGAAACTTCGAGGGCGACGACGAATACCGGCGCCAACTGTCCGTCAACGGGTTGGACGCGATGGGTGAACTGCTGATTCCGAAAATCAGTGTGGATCTGCCTATCATGCACGGCGCGAGCCAGGATGTGCTCGAACATGCTGCGGGTCATCTGGCTGGCACGAGTCTGCCTGTCGGAGGCAAGAACACTCGTGCCGTGATTACCGGGCATTCGAACCTGAAGGGGGCGACCCTGTTCACCCGACTCGGGGAACTCGATGAGGGGGACCCGTTCTATATCAAGGTCATGGGCAACACGCTCGCCTACCGGGTTACCAGCAAACGCATCGTCTCACCCACGGAAACCAAGGCATTGCGCGTCCATAAAGGCAAGGACGAGGTCACGCTCCTCACCTGTACGGGGCAGGGCAATACGCTGCGACTGCTTGTCACGGGGGAGCGCAACAGCATGCCCGATCAGGCCCCCTTGCCCGGAGATGCCACGGGGGACGTAAAAAAGGCGGCTTTTGTTTCGGGCGTCACCGTGACGGGGATATTGGCTGTCGGATTTTCGCTTTGTCGCAGTCGGCGTGCCGTGGGTCATCATATAGGTTTGCCACAGACACATGATAGTGACAATTTGCGTTAGTGAAAAAAGGTGTTACTATATGTTTGTGAAACAAAAACACGTAATCTCCCGACATCGGGGTAAACCCGAAAAGGAAGACACATACACGAGAAAGAAGAAACTCCCCATGACACACGGCATCACCAAGATCACAGTGGCAACCACCGCCGTGATGGCAACCCTTGCCGCTCCGGCAGTCGCAATGGCCGACGAAACCACAACCACCGGCGACCAAACCAATCAGGCAATCACACAGGCCCAAGACAGCATCCAGCAGGCACAGCAGAGCACCACCGAAGCCAATCAGGCGATCGCGCAGGCATCCCCGACCGGCGTGACCGAAGCACAGGCCAAGGCCGACGCCGCCGCAGCCGCACTGGACACCGCCAAGCAGAACCTCGACGCCGCCGCCGCCCAGCAGCAGACAGCCGCGAACGGCCAGCAGCAGGCCCAGAAGAATTATGACGACGCCAGCAAGGCCCAGCAGCAGGCCGCACAGGATGCGACCGACACGGCCGACAAGATCGCCGCCGCCCAGCAGGCCGCGAACGACGCGTCCAACGCCATCAACGACGCCAACAAGGCCATGCAGCAGGCCTCCGCCGGCCAGTCGAAGGCAGAAGCCGCCAAGCAGGCCGCACAGACCGCGAAGGATGAGGCCACGGCCGAATCCGCCTCCCATCAGAAGGACGCCGACAAGGCCCAGACCGATATTGATGCGGCCGACAAGCAGGCCACGGACGCGCAGAAGAAGGCCGATGCGGCGGATACCGCCATCAGTGATGCGCAGAAGAAGGCCGGCCGGGCCGACGCGGACGCAAAGAAGGCCGCGGCCGACAAGGCCGCCGCCGAGAAGGAGCTGGCCGCGGCCAAGCAGCAGCAGGCCACGGCGACCGGCGACAAGACGAAGGCCGACGAGGCGGTGAACGTCGCGCAAACCAAGCTGGATGCGGCCAGGCAGGCCGAGGCCAAGGCGCTTGAAGCCAAGCAGAAGGCCGATGCCAAGGTCGAACAGCTGTCCAAGGATGATGGAGGTCTTTCCGACCTGGCCGCGAAGCTCGAAGCGGCGAAGAAGGCCGCAGCCGATGCCGCCGCCGCCCAGCAGAAGGCGGAACAGGCGCAGAAGGATGCCGACAAGGCGGTGTCCGACTCCTCTTCCAACGCCGAGGCGAAGCAGCAGGCCGCCGCCGATGCCAAGAGCGAGGCCGACGCCAAGAAGGAAGCGGCAGACGAGGCTCAGGACAAGCTGTCTCAGGGCGCAGTGGCCTACTTCGGCGACAAGGGTGCCTCTCAGGCAGTCAAGGTTCTCACCGATCCGACCGTCACCGAGTATCTTGACGCCATTCATAATGGTGTCAAGGGTGATGCGACCACGTTGGACAACATGATCGAGGCCCTGAAGTTCATCCAGGAAGCCAATCAGCTTCGCGCGAAGGAAGGCCTGCAGCCCCTCAAGGTCAGTGACACCCTGATGGCACAGGCCATGGCGGATGCGGATTATGCCAACAACAACGTGAACCATCCACTTCAATTCCCCGCCAGCGAAAACCTCGCCTGGGGTTACACTGATCCCTTTAAGGGCTGGTACGACACGGAGAAGTCCATGTATGAGAAGGACATGTCCGACGGTGTCCTGGATTGCAAGGCCTCGGACGGCAAGCCCGTCAAACCCTGCGCTTATGGCCATTACACCACGCTGGTCAACCCCGATTTGACCCTCACCGGTTTCGGCGTCAGCCAGAACGGCAACATCACGGGTATCGGCGGGAACACCCATAGTCAGCTGTTCACCGAAAACGCTAACGGAATCGGCTCCGACGCGGGCCGCATCATGGACGTTGACGCATACCTGACTGATTTGACTGCCTACCGTGACTCCCTGACCGGAGCCGACGCCGCATACCAGACCGCATTGTCCAAGAGCAAGCAGGCCGCACAGGACGCTTCCGATGCGGCCAAGGCGCTGGCCGCCGCACAGCAGGCCGCACGGAAGGCCGCCGAGGAAGCCCAGCAGGCCGCGCAGAAGGCCAAGGATTTGCAGGCTGCCGCCGACGAGGCGCAGAAAGCGTATGACGAGGCCGTGAAGGCGAACAAGGACAAGGCCAAGGCGTTGGAGGAAGCCAAGAAGGATCAAGCCGATAAGAACGCGGCTTATTCCGCCGCCCAGCAGGCCACCAAGGAAGCCCAGTCCGAAGCCGACGCCGCCACCGACGCCCAGACCGCAGCCCAGACGGCAGTGGACAAGGCGAACACGGCAGTCGCCGCCGCACAGGCGAAGATCGATACCGCCGACAAGCTGACCCAAACCGCCGCCAAGAACAAGACGGATGCGGAAGCCACGATCAAGCAGGCCAACACGGACAAGACGAAGGCCGAAGCCGACCTGGCCGACGCCAAGGCAGCCAAGGCCGAGGCCGAGAAGGCCAAGCAGGCCGCGCTCGAAGCCAAGACCGTTTCCGACGCGAAGGTTGAAGCCGCCGACAAGCAGGTCAAGGCCGCCGACGAGGCCATCGCCGACGCCAAGGCCGCATACGCGAAGGCGAAGGACGACCTCAACGCGGCCACCGGCAGGCTCAACGACGCCCGGAACACCATCAAGCGTCTGCAGAACGCCGAGGAGAACCTCAAGAAGGCGAACGCGAAGCTGGCGGAAGCGCAGTCCAAGCTGGACGAGGCGAACAAGGCCAAGGATGCGGCCGACAAGGCATACGAGAAGGCCAAGGCCGACTATGATGCCAAGCTCGCCGACAAGCAGGCGTCCGACAAGGAGCTCGCCGCCGCCAAGCAGGCCGAAGCCGAAGCCAAGAAGAAGGCCGAGGAGGAAGCCAGGAAGCAGCAGGAAGCCCAGCAGAAGGCCGACCAAGCCAAGAAGGATGCCGAAGCCAAGAAGCAGCAGGCCGAACAGGCCAAGAAGCAGGCTGCAGGCGTGACCGGCGACGGTCTGGCCTCCACCGGATCGGACACCACCGCAATCGCCACATTGGCGGCGATCATGACCATCGCCGGTGCTGGCTGCGTGCTCCTGCGTGTACGTTCCGCCAAGCATGCCGATGGATGGCATGCAGTCGAGGACTGATTCTCACCGCACCAAACGTGTTTTGCCCGCCTTCGACCCGAAACAGGGGAGAGGCGGGCAAAACCGTATTCCCACATACCGAAGCAAAACGGTAGCTTCTTTTGTTACTATCAGAAAAAAGTCAGTGAATTGCGTGAAAGGGTCTGGCTATGAACGATGTAGGCCATGCGCCACTCCCAGGCGACGTACTGCTACACCAATACCTGCAACCAAACAACATCACCATGTACCGTCTGGCGAAAGCCATGAACCTGCCACAAACCACCATCAGTGGAATAATACGCGGGAAAAGACGCATCACCACAAGCCTCGCATACCATCTCGCCTACGTGTTGGGCACATCACCGGAATACTGGCTGGAATTGCAAATGAATTACGACATAGAACACTTCGATAGATTCGATGCGAGTGGATTGACTGTCCTTATCGGTAGCGCCGCCAGCAGTGCCGGTCACTCAGGCAAGTGACGTGCTCCCCTCCACCTAACGTCCTGACGGACGTTTGAGGTGGGGGCTTCCCGTTCAAGACACCCAGCGGTGCCAGTATCAGCGGGCTATCCCCGTGCGCCCCACGGTTTCCCGACTTGATTATGTACCCCAGTTGGGGTACAATGGAGGTGTCAGCAAGGGAAGGACCACAAAATGGCACAGGGCAACAAAATCATCGGCAGGGACCGATTCAAAGAGTTGGTTTATGCGCAGGCGTTCAGGGAGCACCGCCACTTCTATGCGTTTCTCTACGGGGAACAAATGTGCGTTTTCCGCAGCCGTCGCCGCCGTGATCGTTTCGTGCATCTGTTTTGTGAGGACGGCATCGAGCGCGCCCGCGCGTTGGATTGCAGGAAGGCCAGGCGCATCATGGTGGAAACGGCATGGGAACTGCACGAGGGTTTCCGAACGAAGTGGGGGCCGAAAAGCCGTGCGCTGAGACTTGCGCCGACGTACAAGCTCTGCCGGATCTACGCCCATCGTTACCCCGACCGCGTGTCGACACGGCACTGATGATCTCTTCGGACGGAAAGGAAAAGACAATGGAAAAGCAGACCATGTGGCGGCTCGTCTGGAGCCAAGTCCAGGAGGCGTCGAAGCCGTTGATGACCGATCGCGGCGAAGAGGAATGGACCATGTACGGGCCGCCCAGCCGCATGTGGCAGCCGGACCCCGATCACTTCACCGCGACGGTCAGCCTCGAGAAGCTGGCGGATTGCGACGAGTGGGAACACGTGGATTCGGAAACCGCGAAAGGCTCCGACAGCACCGACCCGCAGCCGTTCGACGAGGCCAAGGCTCGGTTGCTGGAACGTCACGGGCTGGCGGACTCGGACATTTCCGACGAAATCGCCCGTTGTCTAAATGAAAGTGCAACACCCGTTAGATTGGAAATTGCCTAGAAAACCAGTCCGAAGGGATGTCGCA